GGGGCGATTGAAATCTTCGATCAGCCCATCGCGGTCGCGGTACGCCGTTGAGTAGAAGTCATGGACGTCGGTCGCGTGGCCGGTGCTCGCGGGGCTGTCGTCGGCCTTCTCGGCATCGTAGGTCGTGTTGTCGGCGCGGGTGTTGCTGTGAGGCATGGCCGGAGGGGACACTAACGTCGATTTGTATCGGTTCGACGATCATCCGACATGGTGCGGACTATCGACTTCGAAAGCTCGAAGACGAAAGACGTATCAACCGCAAGAAGATCGCAAAGTCGCTGGTGTGGTTCACTGGTGAGAAGGAATCGGGAAGTAGCTAATTCTCATCGTCTGATTGCAACTCATGGGAGAGTTGAATGAACTCGTCTATTGTCAATGCCCCCTCTCGGAAATACTCCCCAATCTCTCTGAATGTAATGTTACCTTGTTCAAACTGACTCCTAAGCTTATCAGAGTCCCGTTTTTTCACATACTCAATTTCAATTGATGTGTTTAGATCATACCTCCGACCGCGTTGATCTAAGACTTCTTGGATGCTATTCTTTGTCAAAATTCGGAAGTTGTCTTCAGTCTGGCAGATTTTGAAAAAGAAACCCAGTGCCCGTAAGAGTGGGTCTGAAGGGGTGATAGACATATCTGAATCCCACATATCTGTTGGTTCTGAGACCCCAATATCGGACATCACTTGCTCATAATCCTCTTCGTCAAGTTCATCAAACAAAAGCGCGAGGTCGTGGACTCCGGCGAAAACGCGCTTCCGAATCCGCGATCTCATCGCTCGTTCGTGGGCAGATCCTTTATCAATATTACCCCCTGTCCGTAGGTATTCTCGCTGAGCTTCGGTCAGTAGAGAACTCGCCTCGCGTTTTCCATCAGATCCCATGCGAAACGCATAGCGTGCCCCTGAACTTATATCTATGGAGCACTATAGCCTAACTGCACCATGGGCGCCGGCCAGAAGGACCGTGAGGGTGCGGGTGGTGGTGGTTACGGCGGGGAGTAGGTCAAGGAAGTTCGAGGAGAAAGCCCCGCTCTTGAGGGCGGGGAGGATGTCAATCGCGGCTGATCGAATAGACGAACCGGGCACCGACGTGATAGGTGGCGTTGTCGGTCATGTTGCGGATTCGTATCCGATAGAAGTTGTCGCCGCTGACGCGTTCCAGCGGTGTGCCGGTGCTGTTGAGTGTGTTCTCTTCGCGGATCGTCTCGCCAGTCTCGTCGACCAGTTCCATCGTGAGCGACCGATCCGTCCGCTGGTTGTTCGGGATATAGCCCCATTGCCACAGCGCGAGCGTGTAGCCGTCGGGGACATACAGCGGCTGTTCGGCCGTTTCAAGCGGGCCAAGATCCTTCATGTCGATATGGCCCGTTTCCTGCCGGGTGGCGGCCCGGTAGGGGTCGTGGTCGCGGAGGTCGGTCACGTCGACGACGCCGACGCTGTCGGTGGTGACGCGATACAGCGGCAGTTTCTCGTGGGCACCGTCGGGGAACTTCGCGGCGGTGCCGATGATCACGCGGTCGATCTCGCGGTGGGAGACGCCCGCGTAGATCGTGGCCGTGTCGTCGGGCGGCAGCGCGTCGGTGGGGCTGCGGTCGTTGGGCACGTCCGTGGGGACGTCGCGGCCGCCCCAGTGGCCGCCGACGAACAACTCACCGGACCCGATTGTCACGGTCAGCGACGTGCCGGAGTGGCTGATCGGGAACCCGTCGAGTGGGTTGTCACTGGTGGCGTCGAGGACGGTGTGGTGTGCGAGGACTGCGCGGTCGTGCGGGGCGATCCAGCCGGGGGTCATGGCCCCGTGGCGGGCGATGGCCGCCAGTTCCAGCGGATCGGCCGCGCCGTCGGGGGCGGACTTGTCAGTCATCGTGATGGGTAGACAGGAGGGGAACGGTCAGGCGGGGGCCGGGCCGAAGCCGACTCGGATGGCGATGTTGATGATCCGCCCGGAGTGTTTGGCAATCGCGTCGAACTGGCCGTGATTGAGCAGGGTGCCGTTCTCTGTGAGCAGCCCCATCTCGGCCAGGTCAGCGTCGATGTTGCCCTGATTGGTGGCGAGAAAGCCGTAACAGATCACGTAGTCCTCGCCCGTCTCGTAGCTGTCGACCCGGATGTCAACGACCGGCGAGTACAGATCACGCCGGCTGTAGGCGGGCGAGCGCGTACCCGTCCCCACGCGGATGTGGGTGATCGGGCCGGGGGCGGGTTCTGTCGGGACTTTCGCGGCGACGTTGTGCCGATCCATCCCCACAGTGGTCGTGTTGCTGGTCGCGCGTGTCTCGGCGGGGGAGATGTACGACAGTGCGCGGCGTTGGGCGGCCGGCGACAGGCTGTCCCAGCGGGGGCAGACCCGGCGCACCAGCGCAGCATCGTATGCGCCAACGTGGATGTTTGCCGTCGAGATGGCCTGTTCGGTGAGTGTGCGTCGTGCCATAGCTTAGCGCCTCAATTCAGCTAAAACCGGAGGGAGGGGTGACCCCACTCGGCGTGGGGGCGCGTTACAGCCGTTCGAGCGCGTCGGCGTAGACAGCGCGGTCGGCCGGCAGGTAACCGAACCAGCCGACGGTGCCGTTGACGCCGCTGTGCGTGGTGTCTTCGACTTGCGTCGACCCGATGCTATTGCCGTCGGCGTCGTACACCTCAGCGACCAGCACGTTGGTCTGGCGCCATGCGCCGCGGATTGTCCACCATTCGCTGCCGGGGTAGTCGATCTGTTCGACCGTGTTGAGCGTCTGGTAGTCGCCATCCAGCGCGCGGGTGATGCCGACGTGGTTGTTTCCGGCCGGACGGATGGTGATGAAATAACAGTTTTGCCCCGGCGCAGTGGGGTCGTCGATGCCGAACATGACGCCGAGTTGCACGCTGGTGTCGCTGGTGACGCCCGTCTCGGACCACACCCGGAACTGGAACTCATCGCCTTGCGAGATGCCATCGGCCGGGTCGGGGTCGGTCGCCGCGATGAACGCGTTGGCCGGCGCGTCGGGGCTGGTGCGCGTGAGCGCGCGGCTGTCCTCGAACGCGGCGGCGGTCGTCACGTCAAACGCGCCGGTATCACCGCCGGAGTAGCCCAGTGACGTGCGTTCGAAGCCGTCGAGTGTGGTCGCACCGCCGTCAATCTGGCGGGCGGCGTAGATGCCGCTGCTGGTGGTAGCGATGCCCTTGGCAGTCGCGCGCGGCGAGAGCGTCGCCGATGTCCCGGTCGTGACGGTGACGGTGTTGCTCGGGGGGGACTCGGCGGCCCCGCTGTCGTGGTCGTTGACTGCGGTGACGGTGACCGCATATTCTGTGCCGGCTGCCAGGCCGTCGATGGTGGTACTGGTGGTCGTCGTGGTCGTCGCGGCGCTGCCGTCGACGTAGACCGTATAATAGTCCGTCTCCGCAGCGTCAGCGCTGGTCTCCCAGGCGAGACTGGCCTGCGTTTCTCCCCGACTCGCCACCCGCAGGTTCGTCGGCGCGGCGGGCGTGCCGGGGCTGTTCTCAGGAGCGGGCAACGCCCCCACGCCGACAGATTCGCCGGCCATTGTCACGTTGGCGCTGCCGCCGTAGAACGCTCCGGCAGCAAGCTCGCCCACATCCACCAGATAGTCGTCGATGCCACCGTTACCGATGTAGCCGTGGATACGGTAGCCGTCGCTTGTCTCGCTGATCTGGTCTACCTCGGTGGTGACTGACGGGTCGGCGTTGTTCCCGTAGTCGACGGCAAACTCGACATCGCTGGGCGCGTCTGACGCGCGCACAACGTCAAGCACGTACTCACAGGTGTCGCTGGTAGTGCCCGTCAGCGCCAGCGTCTCGGTGCCATCCGCGACGGCGTCCTCGTGGACGGTTTCGTAGATGCGCGAGTCGGTGTCAAGCCAGTGGTAGAACCCGAGACTGCCCTGGTCGTAGGCGGTCGCTCCCGATAGCGACAGGTCGACGATGCGCTGGCCGTCGTGGGCGACCGCCAGCCCGACCGTGTCGTCGGCAGTGTCCCGATAGTCGACAGTGACTCGGACGCGCTCGCCCGCGGGCACCGCCGGGGCACTGGTGCTGTCCACGACTTGCATCTGGTCGTACTGCGCAAGCAGCGTGCGGCTTGCGCCGAACAGCACGAGATAGCCCGTCAGCCTGGTCATGTCACTGGTCTGGCCGCCGAACAGCAGCCCGAGATCGGGGTCACCACGCCGCTCAAGGGACGACACGTAGGTGTTGCCTGCCCCGACGTGGTAGTCGTCGAGCGCAATCAGCGAGTCTGCGTCGTGGCCGCCGGCGCTATGTAGGTAGGCGTCGCCGGCACTGTCGGTGCTGATCGCGAAGTCGCTGGTGTCGCCTGAGTAGTTCCCTGCGACATCGCCATGATCGAATGTCTCGCGCTCGAAGGGGTCAGTCGTCGGGTCGGTCGTGCCATCGTCACCGCCACCGCCCCCACCGCCGCTGTCGCCCTGTGCGGCGGCGAGCGCGCCGGTGGGCACGCTGCTGGGGACGCTCGTGTCGGGTGACTGGCCCCAGTCATCGTAGATGATCTGCGAGGAATCGTAGTTGCGCCCGCGCACCTGAGTGCCGCCGGTCAGACGGAACTGCGACATCGGTTCGGACGTGACGGTGACGATGGCGTCGCCGCCGCCGTTCGAGTTGCTGTCCGTGATGTCGATGTCGCAGTTGATGACGTCGACGACCTGCGAGGTGTCGCCGTAGTACGACCACAACCCTCGCGAGAAAGTGGTGCCGAAGCCGGGGTGATATGGGACGTTATCGGCGTTCCTGACGACGGTATCCTGCAGGTAGGAGTTGTCTTGGGCGATGCGCAAGTGGCTCACTGTGTTGTCGCGGAAATAGCAGGACTCGACGCCGACGTGGCCGCCGCCGCCGCCAGGTTCGGCGCAGGTCGCGGCGTACATGGCGTTGCCCGTCCACTCCGCGATATAGCACTCGCGGATGATCAGCCGGCCGCTATGGGACTTGCGAACGCCGATGCCGCCCTTGCGGACGCCGCTGCCGCTGTCGTTGACGCCGTCGCCGAAGTAACAGTGTTCGATCAGGCCGGTGCCCGAACACCGAATGATGTTGGGCGTGCCGCCGGTGTTGTTCCCGATGTCGGCCTTGCCGTAGACGCCGACGTTGCGGACCACCCAGTCGGACCCCGATGCGGAGATGTGGAAGTCGGCATCTTGGGCAGTCTGGTCGACCAGCACGTTCTCTAAGCGGTCGCCACTGCCGAGGGTGCGCTGGTAGTTCTCGCCGGCCGAAAGTGCGATCTCGGTGTAGTTGCCGTGGTCAGTAATCGTTGCCATCGATGCTCACCTCGGGGTCAGGCCACCTCGTAGCCGAAGCGCGCCGAGACGCCACTGTCAGGGGCCGAATAGTCACTGCCCGTTTCGTTGACGACCGCCAGCACGGCCGTCTGGCGGGTGCTGGCGGTGTTCTCCCACGCCGCGAGGCCACTGGTATCAGCGCGTTTGGCCGTATTGGCGTCCGCGACGACGCTGCCGGTCGGGTCGCGCAGTTCGACTAGCAGGCCGCTTGGCGTGCCGCCGGCCGTGTCTTCGACGCCCCACAAATACACCGTGAGCGTCTGCCCGGCGGGCACCGACACCCGCTGGCGGATGGTCTTGCCGTTCTGCAGTTCGCTGTCCTGCAGATGGTAGTTCGGCGCGCGGATCAGGTGCTCGCCCAGCGGCAGCGTGTCGCCGCCATCACCGCTGCCGCTGTCGGTCGCGCCGACGCCCGCAAATTCGTCCCACTGTTCGCCGCCGTAGCGGTAGATGATCCGCTCGTCGGTCGCCGCGTAGAAGCGGCCTGTGGGCGGGTCCGCCGGCCGCTCGCTTTTCGGGCCGGACTGCCAGAGTTCCTCGTCGACGGTCGTCGTGAGACGCTGCCACGCGAGGAAAAAATCAGTGTGCAGTTCGGGGTCAGTCAGTTCGTGATAGGGCGTTACGCCAGGAGTGTACTCGGATTCGTCTTCGTCGCCAGTTGGCATGGGTGAAAGAGTGAGAATCGCAGCCGCAGGCAGTCAGTCGTGCGATGCGAGCGCCGTGTCAATCGCCATCGGTTTCGCCAGCGCCGAAGCTACTGCCGAAGTTGACGCCAAAGCCGTCAGCGTCGCCCGCGCCTTCGTCGGGGGCGGCAGCCGCCCACTCGCGCGCGCCCCACCCGGTAAGCGTGCCCGGCGGCGTGTCACTCCGGGCACGGGGCGTCGCGCCTGCGTAGCGCTGGTCGTACTTCGTCGGGCTGGGCCGTCCAGCCGGCAGCGACCGTGTGAACCGCAACGTCGGGTCGTCGGTCGCTGCGACCGTCTGTTGGGCAGCACTGACGTGTTCGTCGTCGACACGCCGAGCGATACGGACGTCGCCGTCGGCCTGGTCGTGGTCCTGTTCGAGGTCGGTCACGCGCTCGTCAAGGTCACGCAGGATCTGCGCAACCCGATGCGCGTTGCTGTCAGTATTGAGTCCGGGCATGGGCTATACTGACCGCGCCTCTTTGAGCGCCAGCGAGGTTTCGAGGCGGTTGGTATCGCCGCTGTACTCGTCCTTGCGTTCGACCAGGATGTAGTTGCCCGTCGCGCCCAGATCCGGGCGCCCGACGCGGATCATCCCGCCGGGCAACAGCGTATGCGCCCGGAGCGACTGGGCATCGAACGAGAGCGTCTTTTTGGGCCACTTGTGATGGCGCAGGTACGCCTCGGCGATGGCCCCAGCCGTCTCGTAGTCGGTAGCGACGTCCTCCTTTTTCAGGCGGATCTCGCGGCGGTTGTACTCGCTGATCGACTCGCCGTCGATGGCTGTCCGCAGGATCTTGTGGGGGTAGTACGTGCGGATAGCGGGCGTGCCCGCGTCGTCGACGACGCCGATGTCGTGGCCCTCGTCGCCGTCGGTGTCGATGATCAGCCACGGCCGGTCGGGCAGCGTGTTCTTTTCGAGGCGGATGTTGCGCCGCCAGTCGCCCTTTGAGACAGCGATGCCGGTGCCACTGCCGTCGAGATCGGCGCGGTCGTCGCCGGGGGCGATTGGGCCGGTGCCGTCCTCGTTGGGGCGTTGGATCCGCACGCGAAGGTTGTCGTCGGACTGTTTGCGCGTCCAGATGTCGACGCGCATCAACCGGGTTTTCGTCAGATCCAAGGGCATCGTCAGCCGGGTCGTGTCGGTCACGCGCTCGTAGCCGACGATGTCCTCGGCCCCGCGGGCGGTCTGCTGGTCGGGTTCGGGTGTTTCGGCCCCATCGACCCGGACGGCGTTTTTGAGACTGCCGTCGTCGGTTTTCAGCGTGGCCGTACCGTAGTCACGGGGGCGTAACTCAAACGACGGCTGGATGCCCTCTAGGGGCCGAAAAATCAGGCTGTCGCCCCGCGAGGCCAGCAGTGCATCGCCCCGACTCGCTAGCTCCTGCATGACCGACAGCAGGTCCTTCCCGTAGGTGGCATACGACAGCTCCGTGCGGACGGGTTCGATCATCTCGCGGTCGATTTCGGGGGCGTGCCGGCGCAGCAGCGTCTCGACGATGGCGTCCTCATGGCCGGCGAGTTGTCGCTTGTCGAACTTGGCGAACACCCACTGGCGTTCGCTCAGGAGTTCAAACACCCAGTCGGCCGCTTCGACACTGGATTCGATATACGGCGCGGCCCGCGAGTGATCTTTGTGCCAGGGGGCGCGTGCCCAGCCCCGCCAGCGGTGGCTTACTGGCAGCACGCCGCCGCCATACGTGGTTTCGCCAAAGCGTGTTTCGCCGTAGCGCCCGGCATCACCGCCGTCGACGCTGCCCGAGGCGAACGTCAGCAGGACCGAGAGTTTGTCTCCCGAGGTAATCGTGTCGGTGTAGCGCCCGCCGTCGTTGTAGTAGCTGATAGTGCTGTCATCCTCCCAATTCTGGATGCGCGTCGTGATGTCCAGCGACTGAATGTCTCCACCGGGGATGGTATCGGCTACGCGCGTCTGCCCCGGCTTGCGAACCGTCAGTCGAGCGTCGTCAATCGTGAGCGTCATCTTTAGGCGGGGAGGCTGTCAATCGTCGCTCGCGCCCGGCACCGCCTCGTCGCTCTGGTAGAACCGGCGCAGCCGCGCCAGCGCTGCCGAGAGCGACACGCCACCCGTCCCGTTGTCGCCACCACTATCGTCGTCAGCAGCGCCGTCACCGCCTCCGTTGCCAGCCGGGCACAGGCCACAGGTGCGTGTCAGGACGTCCGCAGCCGCCATCACCTCACCGCCGAGTTCGATCCGCATGTCGTCGGGGGCGTCCAGCGAGACGATGCGGCCGCTCACCGCGTAGGCGTCGCCGTAGCCGTTGCCAGTGTGGCCCGCCACGTAGACGTACCCGTTCGCCAGTGACTGCACCTCGAAGTTGCTGGTCGCGCGCACCGGGTTGCCCGCCGGCGAGTCACCGACCGACTCGGCGATGGGCGTTACCGCGCCCGTGGTCGTGAACGCATAGTCCGACCGCCCCGTGCCCGCCTCGGTCACGAACGCCAGCGTCGCCGTCTCGTCATCGCCGTGGTCGCGGGCCTCGGTCGGGCTGCCGCCGGACGTCGACGCGTCGGGGCGGTCGGTCGCCGGAGCGGCTGGCGTTGCGCCGTCGCGGGCCTCGTAGGTCCAGATCGGCACACGCGGGGCCGACGCCGCCTTGACCGCGTTGACGCCTGTCTTGACCGTCTCGGCGGGGATGCCGAGGCTGTGGTTGCCGCTGCCCGTCAGGTCGATGCTCTCGACGCGCCAGCCACCGTTGTGGTCGCTGACCACCGGCCGGCCGGACTTGGTGTAGACCCGCGTGTTCCGGATCACGCCGCTGCCCTTGTCGTTCAGGTACGACGAGAGTTCGATTGGCCAGTAGCTGCTGCGGGAGTGGTAGATGTCGCAGTGTTCAATGGTGATGTTCTCGCCGGGCTGGCGAATCCGCAGGTTGCGCTGGTTGACCGCTCCCTCGTTTTCGGGGGCTTCGGCGTCATGCACGAGCGTGACACCGCGGGCGACGCTGTTGTCCGACCCCAGCCGCAGGTTCGTGATGTTGTTGTTGCGGTACAGACCGCCGTCGACGACGACCCGGCCGTTGCCGTGGCCGTCGGTGCCGGGATTCGACGCGTACAGGCCGTTATCCGCGAACCCCTCGGCGTAGCACTCGCGGAATACCACCTCGCCGGTGTGATATTTGCCCACGTAGAAGCCGACCGCTTCGGGGTCGTGCCCGGCGATGTTGCCGTCAGGCTGCCACACCTGTTCGAGGACCATCCGGGCGTCGGGGTCCCGCGCTTCGGCGCGAAGCTTGCCCTCCTGGCCGCCCTGCGCGCCGCGGATAGTGAGGTTCTTGAGCAGTACCTCGCCGCTGCTGGCGTGGACGGCGTTGTAGCGGTGTTCGCCCTCAGGGTGGTGCAATCGGACGCTACCGGGGTCGCCGTCGCCGATCAGCGCTGCATCCGCATAGCCGCCCGAGAGGCCGCCGCCGTGCCACTCGTAGTCGCCGCTGGGGATGTGGACTTCCGCGCCGCTCTCGAAATAGTCCGCGAGGTAGTTGTCGATCTGGTCGCCGTCTGTCAGCCCCTCGTCGCCAAGGTCGATCTGTGTCGAAGGCATAGAACTGGTCGGTCGTGCCGCGTCGCGTCGTGCTGCAGGTGGTGAGCGTGCGATACTGTGCTGGCCGGGCGGGGTTACGGAAGTGCGAGGAGAAAGCCCCGCACTTCAGGGCGGGGAGGATGTCAAAGCAGCCGGAAGTCGTCGAGATACACCTCCCCTTCCATCTCGGTCGGGTTGCCCAGCGCGATGGCTTGGCCGTCGAAGCTGGTGTCGTCGACCGACTGCTGGCCGATCACCGCGTCGCCGTGATACACCGTCACCGTGTGCGTGGGGTTGGTGCTGGTGCCGCCCTGCTGGATCTCACAGCGGTACTGTTCGCCAGCCTGGAAGTGTGGGTCGTCGACGGCGACGTCAAACAGATCGGTGCCGAAGCTGCCCCCCGAGTACGTGTAGAGGCGGATGCGGCCGGGCGAGCGGTTGCCCCGGAGCCACACCCCATAGCAGTTGTCGGGCGTCGAGTCGTTCAACTGCGACGTGCTGTGGCCGTAGTAGAGTTGCACGCGGGTGCGGGTGCCGCCCGTGCTGGGAAACATGAACCAGCACTCCCACGTTTTGCCCGGGCCGGGGTAATCGCCGAGGCCGTCGCCCGGCGCGGAATCCATGATGTTGGTGCCGCCCTGTCCCGAGGGGAGGTGTAACGTGTGGCTGCCAGCGCGCCCGATCGTCGTGCTCGACTGGAGGCGGAACGCCGTGCCGATCTCCGGACCGTTCCAGCCGTTGCTCGCGAGATCGCCGTGCTCGAAGTCATCGATCACCGTGCCGGTCGACCCGGTGGTGAACGTGACGGTGTTGCCCTGATCGGAGAGTGCCGCGCTCTCGGCGACCGCGTACACGTCGTAACTGGTACTGGCGCTCAGGCCGTCAACGGTCAGTGAGAAGCGCCCGGCCGAACTGACCGTCTTGCGGCTGGTCGTCGTCAGCGTGCCCGATCCATCCGAGGGCTGGTACTCGAAGTACACCTCCGTCTCGCCGAGGTTCTCGAAGGCGGTGATCTCGCCCCGGAGCGTCGCGGTGTTGTCTGTGACGTCCGTCGGCGAGAGCGTGCCGACGGCCAGTTGCCCGATGTCGGCTTCGCCCAGCGCCGTGAGCGCGGCGTCGGGGCCAGCCTGCCAGACGCCATCGGTGCCGCCATCCAGCACGTTGGGGGCGCCGCTGCCAGCGGTGGGTTCGGGTGTCGTATACACGTGGACGCCGTCGTCAACACCGGCGTAAGCGAACCACCGGCTGTCACGAGAGAACGCACAGCCGACGCCATTGGTGGTCGATGTCGAGAGGCGGGCGGCGGGTGCCCAGTCTCCAACGCTGTGGGTGTAGGCGGTGGCGTCGTTGCTACAGTAGCCCAGATGCCGGTTGTCACGCGCCCATGCCGTGTCGCGCACCTTGCCGGTCGTCTCGGTTAGTTCGGCCGCCAGCGGATAGCCGTTGCTGGCGTCGACGCGGTTGACGACCGTCAGTTCGTGGGCGTGGCCTGACAAGATGTGCTGGCCGTCGGGCGAGAACGACAGCCCCCAGACACGGCTGTCCGTCTCGGCGTAACTCCCCTCGCGTGTGAAATCATCCGTCGACCGGTCGACCGTGTGGACGTACACGCGGCCGTCGTGACCAGCGAACGCGAAGCGCTGCCCGTCAGGAGAGAACGCCCCGGCGCGGATGCCGCCCGTATCGTGGGGCAGCGTGGCGACTGGGTCAGGGTTGTCGGTGCCGCCGATGAGCGTCGCCCAGTCGTAGATGCGAACCCGGGGCAGGTCCGTGTTGGGATCGTCCCACCACGCCGCGAGATAATCGTTGTTCGGGTCGGTCGCGGCCATCCGCACCGGGCCGGGGTTCGTGACCGACGCCACGAGCGTCGTCTCTCCGGCAACCAACACCTGCACGGTGCCATCGCCCCCGTACCCAGCGGTCCCTGCGACGTAGTGGCCGTCATGCGAGAACGCCCCGGCGTGGACCGTCGTCGCGTACGGCACGGCCGTTTCGAGCGGCCAGTCACCGCCGGTGGTGTGGAACCACACCCCGTTGCCGTTGCTGTCCGGGTCCCCCGTGTAGGCGACGCGGTCGGCCTGCGGGTCGAAGTCAACTGATTGCAGGTAGCTGTCGGTCGCCTGCAGGCGGGCTTCGTGGGGCCAGTCCGAGGTGGTGCCACTCGGCGGGGACTGAAAGTCACAACTCGCCTCGTCGCAGCCTGATCCCCGACAGGTGCCCGTCTCGGGGATGTCGAAACTCAGGTCGCCACCGCCGGTGGCGTGGCAGTTGCGCGCCGTGAAATCGCCACCCGATCCGGCGCGGATCGCCGCCACGCTGTCCTCGTCGTTGGTGATGCGAGAGGCGCGGATCTCCCCGGAGAACCCCGAGTCGCTCCCGCTGTAGATCTCGACCGCTTTGTTCGCCACGCCGAGATCGGCGTTGTACACGTCGCACTCGACGACTTCCAGCCCCGTGCGGGGCATCCCCGAGCGCAGCCGGATCGCCCGCTGGTTCGTGGGCGCGCCCGATTTGGTGTCGGGGTAGTTGCTGACGGCGTCGTTGCCGGCGCAAACCCGCCACGCGTAAGAGTTGGAACTGCCCAGCCGCACGCCCGAAATATTGTTATTGTAGTACCGGCCGTGCTCAACGTACACCGGGCCGTTATTCCCATATGATTCGCCGGGGTCCGACCCGTAGATGCCGTTGTCCCCGGCGTGATTCACCTCGCAGTGTTTAAACATCGTCTCGCCAGCCGAGTCGCCGCCGACGAAGACCCCGCCGCTGCCGTTCGCGCCGCCGTCGGGGTTGCGGTAGCGCTCGACGTAGACATACGAGTCCGACCCCAGCGCCTCGGTTTTGAGCTTGCCGGATTCGGAGTCGTCGGCGATAACGCCGTTGATTTGGATGTTCGCAAGCTCGAAGCGGTCGTAGGTGCGGAGGACCGGCTGGTAGCGCTGTTCGGAGTAGCCCCCGGGCACCTCCGCGACCACACTGCCGGATGGCTCTTCACCCCGAACGATGCAGTTGTCGGCGGTGATCCGGCGGTAGCCGAACCCCACGTCGTAGGTGCCGCTGGGGATGATCACCTCCGTGTCGTCGGCGGCGTACTGTTCGATCCAGTCCCACAGCGCGTCGCCGTCGGACATCCCCTTGTCGGCGAGGTGGACTGTCCGACTGGGGTTCGCCCGGTCGGGCTGGGTGTAGTAGTCGTAGTCAGGGCCGTAGCTCATTTAGGTCACCTCTCAGATCAGGTCCCTCGGATCGACGCGAGGCCAGAGATCGATGCCCGCTTGCCCGTGCCCGTGGTGTTGGTCACGCGCAGCAGGATCGTCGCGCCGCTACCACTGGACTCAAGCGCGCCGTCGCTGGCGACCACGCGGTCGGACGTGCTCACCAGGACTTCCGAATTGCTGGCGTCGTAGATGTCAACATAGAAGTCAGGGTCGGTACCCCCACCCAGCAATTTGGTTTCGAGGCGATAGACTGACAAAAACTCGCTACTGTCAAGCGTGAACCGGGTGATCTCCTCCTGTTCGAGGCCGTCCTGATAGTTGGTGTGGTGGATCGGGAACGGGATCGGCCCGCGCCCGGCGCGATAGCGCACTTCATTTGGGGCGATATTGCCCAGATTCGAGATGTTGTACCCTTCCCAGTTTTTGTGCGTATCGATGTTGAGATCGGCGAGCGTGCCCGCGCCGCCGCCATCAAGACTGCCGACGTCGCCCTGCCGGAGCAGGTCGTCGTCGTCGGACGGGCCGGTCGGCGCGAAGTTGTAGCGCGCGCCAGTGTCGGTGTTCTCCCAGTACCATCGGTCGTCGCCCGTGTCGTGGCGAAGCACCCACGGGTGGTTATCGGATCGGAAATAGGTTTCAGTAGGCATGGGTCAGAGGACTGCAATTGATCAACTGCGCTCAGAGGTTGAACAGGCCGTTCAGCGTCAGCGTGCCATCCAGCGTGTAGGGCGGCGACGCGTCCAGCACATGATCCTCAGGGACGGTCAGCGACTGGCCGTCGGGCAGCGACTGGCGCTGCAGGACGCCCATCGCACGGGTGCGGTGCAGCGCGTGATCGGCGTCGGGGCGCTCCTGCAGGATGTCGTCAGCGCCCAGAAAGTCGCTGCCCGGCTGGATCCAGCACTTTGCCAGCAGCGTCGCCTGCTCGTCGGCGAGATCGGGTGGCGCGGGGCGTTTCACCGCCGCACGCTTGGCGTCGGGGGGCTGGCGCTGCTCTGCGGTGCCCTGTTTGACGGTGACGGTGCCGACGTCGTCAACGTAGATCACGTCCCAGCGGGGATACTGGCTGGCGGTCTGCAGCGAAAGCGTCGGTTCGCCAGTGATCCGGTGGGACTCGCCGTCGACCAGCACCGCGCCATCGGCGACGTACACCGTGTCACGCGTCTCGCCGGACGGCGCAAGATCACCTGTGGCGATTTTGACGCGGCAGCCATTCGTGACTGCATAGCCGCGACTGCTCGCCCGGCTGACGTTCTCGTCGAGCGCTTGATTGCCTTGCTTGTCTTCGACGGTCGGGAGGTGGTCACTCATGGTCAGATGAAACAGTCGTCTCGTGGTCGTGGACCGCACACCCACGGGGCGCGGCGGGTAGTTTACCGCGACAGGTTGACGCTTTCGAGTTCGCGCCGGATCTGGTCGCCGGCGTCGTCCCCGTCCTCGGCGTAGACGTCGATGTCGGCGTGGACGGTCGTGCCGCCCGCGCCGGCGGGCGGGCCACCGTTGCGGTCGACACCCGCGGTGGGGACGCCGCTGAACCACTCACCTTCGTCAACCCACGCCATCCCCGAACGTTCGATCAGCCCCCCGGTGTCGAGTTGGGGCAGGCTCATCGACTGCCCACCGACGGTCACCTCGGGGATGTCCATCGACTGCTTTTCGACGATGGTCTGGCCAGCCGCTTTGAGCGGGCCGACGCCGACGCTCCCGCCGCCGATCGACAGTTCGGGGATGTTCACTTCGCCGGGGATCACGCCGTTCCACGCCGACGCGGCGGCGTTGGCCATCGCGTTCCACGCACTCGACATCAGGCCCTTGCCGGTCGACCAGAACCAGTCGTTCGCGTCCTGAATAATGCCGGTGATGTCGTCGTAGATGTTGCCGGCCCACGTGTCCCAGTTCGCGCGCACCGTCGACAACATGTCCGCCAGCGCCGGCCACAGGTTCCAGTCGCTCACCCAGTTGTAGAACTCGTTGAACCGGGCGATGCCGTAGTTCAGCATATTCACCAGCCACTGGTCCCAGTTCTCGCGGACGGTGATGAGCGTTGACTGCAGGGCGGGCCAGAGCTTCCAGTTGCGCACCCATTCGAGGAACAGTGCGAACTTGTCGCGGCTGAACGTGAACAGATTCACCAGCCACGTCCGCCAGTTCTCGCGGACGGTGGTGAAGAGGTTGGAGAAGATGGGGACGAGGTTGTTCTTGAAGGAGGCGACAACCGCAAGGAAGCGATTAAGCGTGCGTTCCCCGAAATTCTTGAGGCCGGTCCAGGCCGCTTCCCAGTCGCCTTGCAGGACGGCCATCGACACGCGAACGAGCGTGAGCAACCCGTCAAAGAACGTGACGAACGTCGCCCGCAACGTGTCGCTGAGGAACCGCGCGACGGCGAGGATTTCCTCTTGATACCGCTTCCAGATGGCGGCAATCCCCCCGAGCGCGCGCAGGACGATCGCCCGGATCGTCCCGAGCGTGCTGCCAGTCTCGTTGCGCATCTGGCCGAAGTGGGTTCGCCAGACCGCGACGAGGTCGCTGAGCAGTGGTTTGAGGAACTGATTGACGACGAAGTTCATCACGCCGGTGACGGTGTCCCGAATCGAAAACAGGTTTTCTTCCCAGGCAGTAGCCAGTGCGGTGGCTGCGGCGATGGCCGCGCCGACGGGGCCGAGCACGCCCAACATGCTCGCACTGACCCGGCCCATCGACGCCACGACAGTCTGGGAGCTGTCGTCAAGGCTGGTGAACCGCTCGCGCAGTCGGGCAATGACGCCGCGGACGCGGTCGATCGCGGCAGTGACAAGCCCGCTGTGACGCTGCCACAGGCTGCCGAGGGCGCTCAAGACGGCGCTGGCGGCGCTGCGGAACGTGTGGAACTTGCTGACCAGATACCCGACGAGGAACTGGCCAATCTGGCTGGCTTTCCGCAGCACCGTCTCGGCGTGGGCTTGCCACCACATGGTTGCCTGGGTAATCACGTAGCGGGTGGATCGGCCGACCGTGCGGATCGCCCCGACGAGTTTGTCGCCCACAACAGAGACGACGCGTTCGACGGCGCTCCGGATGCTGCTGGTGCTATCGCCCCAGACGGACGAAATATCGGCAGCGACTGTCGTGATCAGCCCCCGGAGCGTGAGGAATGTCGCGCCAAGTTCGTCCTGCAGGACTCCCGCGACGCGCTGGGCCATGTCGCGGGCGCCGCCGATGTTCCTCGTGAACACACGGACGGCGGCCGCCCCCGCTGCGAGGGGGGCGAGAATCGCCCCGAGAGCGACGGTGAACCCACTCAGGACGCCCGTGACGAGGCCGAACTTCGCGGCGAGGCCGCCAATCGCCAGCACGAGGCCGGTAATCGTCGTCCCAGCCAGCGTGGCGATGCCGGGCAGGCCGTTCATGCGGTCGTTGAACGCGGCGAACGCTTCGACGCCCGAGGCCAGATGCTTCAGCAACACACTCAGGTGGGGCAGCAACTGCTGGCCGATGCTGATTGCCGCGTCGTTGACACGCGACTTGAAAATCTGCAGTTGTTTGTTGAACGTCTGTTTCTGCGTCTCGGCGACGTCCTGCGTGACGCCGTCCATCTCTTTGAGTTGCTCCGTCTCGTTGGCGAGGGCGTCGGACCCCTGTTGTAACAACACCTGCATCCCCGGCCCGGCGCGCTTGCCGAAGATTTGCATCATGTCCTCGGCGTCCGCGCCGGCCTTTTCGAACTCGCCGATGATCGCAGACATTGACTTGAGGTCGCCCTCCGAGTCGCGGACGCTCACCCCCATCTCGTCGAGTTTCTGCTTCACCTCTTCGGGTGGGTCCGACAGCCGCCCCAGCGCCTGCCGGAGCGTGGTGCCGGCCTTGCTGCCTTTGATGCCAGCGTCGCCCAGCATCCCGATGGCGCTGGCCGTCTCTTCGAGTTCCATCCCCATCCCCGAGGCGACCGGCGCGACATAGCTCATGGCCTGCCCCATCCCCTCCATGGTCTGATTGTGATCCGTGACGGTGCCGGTCAGCGCATCCGTCACGTCGTTCAGGTCGCCGGCTTCCATGCCGAACGCCTGCATCGTGTCGGTCGCGTAGTCCGTGGCTTTCGCCATGTCCATGTTGCCGGCCTCAGCGAACGCCGCCACCTCCGGCATCGCCTCCATGGAATCTGTGGCTTCGAGGCCCGCCGACGCCAGGTAGTAGAACGATTCGGCGGCCTCCTCGTGGCTGTGGGTCGTCGACTTGGCGACGTCGCGGGCAGTCTGTTCGAGATCGTCTTCCATCGAACTCGACAGATCACCCATCACCGCCTTCGATTCCTGCATCGCCTCGTCGAACGACGCCGCCGACCCCGCCGCCTTGGTAAAGGCAGCCGCGCCCGCGCCGGCGACCGCAGCGCCGGCACCGATGGCGGCGTTTTCGACACTCACCAGCGAACTCGTCGCCGATTCGGCAGCCGATGTAAGGCCCGAGGCGTCACCGTTGATGGCGACTTCCAGTTGTTGAGAGCTTCCAAAGACCATGATCTGGGGGGAGGGAAGGGAGTAGACGGGACTGCAGAGACGCGCCGCTCGCTGCGGGATGTGGGTGCAGGACGGGGCGCGAAGGGCTAGCTAGCGAGTCGTGGCAGCGTGGCAGCGAAAAGAGGTGCGAGGTGGTGACCGGGATGCCCACCGCAACCGGAATCCCACGGCTTCAGCCGTGGGAGGAGGTCAAGCGCGCCGGTCTAGATCTCGGCCAGAACGTCAGGCCGTGCTGGGGTCAGTGTCGTCGGTCGATTCCTCGTACTGTTCGGTGAGATCGTCTTTAGCACGGTCGTGTTTCAGCGCCTTGCGGATCGACACGTACAGCGGGATGAGGCCGACGACCGTCCACGAGAGCGACAGCCACAGCAGTGCGTTCAGCCACCAGAACAGTTCCCATCGCCCGTGCGCTTTCTTCTGTTCGCGGTATCTGACCGGGTCCATGTGCGGAGAGAGGGTGCGAGCACCCTGTAACGGTTTGTGCAACTTTGCCTGTGATGGTCCGAACCCACCAGCCACGTTGGCTGGTGATACTTGCGCCTCGTGTCAGTTGCCGATAGCGTGCCCCAGCACCGACAGGCACGTGCAAGCCATAGGCACGGTCAGCGCAGGCCGAGTTGCGCCGCGCGGTCGGTGCGGTTGCCCCCGCCGCCGACCGACGCCGGGCTGTCGTCGGTGGCCTGCTCGCGGCGGTCGGCCGCGCGTTCTGCACCCTCAAACAACAGGCTAATCTCCGCGAGTAGTATCTGGTAGATGCTGGCGGTCGTCTCGTTGTTCTCGTGCAGGATGTACTGCAGGTCCGCATCCGAGAGCGCGGCCGACTCGGCAGCTTTCTCGCGGGGGGGCTTGTTGTGGGCCGCCCAAATGCTGTTCTCGGGGACGTCCACCTCACTGGGCGCAGGTTTCGCGTGCGGGTGGTCCGGCGGGAGCATGCCGTCGTGCGTGTCGTCGACGCCGAGGGGGCCGTCCGGCCCGTCGATGGCATCCGACGCGCGCAACACCGCGAGTTCGAGGATAGCCGGCAGTGTCGGTTTCATCGCGCCGACATCCGCGGCAGTGCAGTCCTCAAAGCCGACAATCGTGCGGCGGAACACCGCGGCCTGCTGGGCGGGCGACTCGTCGGCGTTCTCGTAGAACCGGAGCAGGTCGCCATACTGCAGTGGGCGGATCGCCGTCCACCCCAGTGACGGGATGTACACCGGCCGGGGAATGACGTTGCCCCGTGGATCACGCGCGGCGCGGCCGTTGACGACTAGTTTCCCTCGCCCTCGGTCGTCGAAATGGTGGCGCTGCCGTCACCGTAGACAGTGACGTTGACGCTATCTTGGTTCATGAGCGCGCCCAGGAGCTTGTCGGGCACCGTCGGTTTCATCGCGCCGACGTCGTCGCCGGTCAGTCCCGAAAAGTCGGGCTGGACGTACCGCTCGCGCAGCACCCGTGCGACCAGATCGTTGTCGAGATCGACGTCGCCATCGTCAGTGGGCTGGGCGGCCGCCTGCCCGCGGGCCTGCGGGCTGTTCTGGGTGCGCGTCTCGGCTTCGTTGGCGTATTGCTGGATGTCGTCGCGGTCGATGAACTGCACAAGCGCGTTGCCGATGCCGTCGATATGGATCCAGTGGTCGCCCTCGGGCTGTTTGACATCCTCGTAGCCCCAGTTGACGTCGTACACCTCATCGCCCGGCGCACCGGGCGTGGCGTCAGGTGCGGCGTCACTGCCAGCGGGCGGAGCGTCACCGCCAGCGCTGGCCGGCTGGTCCGGCGCACGGGCGTCGGGCGCGTAGGCGTCGCGGGCGTCTGTCTGTGGGCGGTCGCTGTTCGTGTCGGTGTTGTCAGGCATGAGTGCGTGGTGAAGGGAGCGTCAGCGGGTGGTGATGTGTCTCAGCTACTCGCGTTGGTGATCTCGGGGACTTCTTGGCCGCGGAGCGTGATCTCGGGTTCGCCAGTGGCGCTGCCGGCCTCGCGGTTGCGCGGCGAGGACGTGACTTTCGAGCGCGGGAGGGTGATCGTCTCGCTCTCGGCGCGGTTGAAGTGCATGAGCGCGTCGTCCTCGCTGGACGCCATGCGCTGCTGGATGCGCTGGTGGGTGGTCGTCTCGCCGTCGATAGTCACCGCAAGTTCGGGCACGAGGTTGCCGTGGTGCTGCAGTGGCGAGCGGGTTTCCTGCTGGGCACCCGTCTCGACGTCGTTCTCGAAGGTGAGTTCCATCTCGCCGACGTTGCCGACCGCCTCGAACGGTTCGCCAGCAGGGCGCTCGACGAACGCGTTGGCGACGAAATAGTAGTCGTCAGTGAGGTCGCTGGCGTGGCTGCCCGCGCCCGTGACCGGGACGCCCCCGTCGCCGTGGGTGTTGCCGTACTCGTTGCGGCCGTAGAGGGCGGTTAGTGCCTCGCCCTCGCTGGGCGTCGAGACCGACCCGCTGTTGATGGCGACGACAATGTCACCGCCGTGATCAACGACGTTGCCATCGGCGTCCTGCACTTCGACCGCGTCGACGTCGGCGAACGTCTCGGTCGTCGACACCAGATTGGTGGCGTCAGTCCCGTCGAGTTGGACCGTCTCGGTGGTGCTCGCCCCTTCGTTTTCGATGGCGACATAGAGGCCGGTGTCGCTGGCGGCGGTCGACTTGACGACCAGTTCGGTCGCACTGGGGGGCTGGTCGATCTGGAACGACCGGGCCTCCTCGGCCATGAGCGTCACTTCGATGTGCCAGAATACCTCTTCGGGGTCGCCCGTGACCGTCACCTCGGTGACGTCACAGCCCTTGCCGACGGTGTAGACGCGACTCGCCTTGCGCGTGACATTCGCTTCGTCGGTGCCGTTGTACCACGCTTCGACGGTCGACCCCGGCTGCAGGGTGACATCCTCGGCGACGCTGCCGGCGTCGATCCGTTCGACCAGCGTCAACGAGTCAACCAGCCGGTTCGCCGACCGCAGGATGCCGTAGGCGGCGATGTCCTGCGGGTTGCCGTTCGAGTCGACGAACCACTTTTGCATGTCGTACTCGACGGTGATCTCATTCTCTTCGAGGCCGGCCGAGACGTCGGACACGACTTCGCCCAGTGCGGGCTTCTCAACGTCCTCGGGTCCCATCTCGGCCTCGAAGTTGGTGTAGCGCATGGACGCGATACGCCATGCGGGGTCGGCGGGCGTGACGCCCTGGTCGCCATTTTCGGGGACGTATTCGATGCGCGTGTTGCTGATACCGGATTCGGTCTGGATCGTCATAGGTCAGGAAACAGAGAGAGTCGGGGGAGGGTAGTTCGTACACGATGCGGGGGCCGCAGGCCGCAGGGCGCGCAACCCAGTACAGATCAGATCGGGTCGTCCTCGGTCGCGCCGCCGGTCGGGCCGTCGGCGCTCCTGGGCGCAGTGTCGCTGTCGGTAGCGGTGTCGTCGGGCACGTCGGCGGTGTCGTCGACGGACTTGAAGGCGTACTCGCGCACGAGAGCGCGGGCGACTGGCTCTTTGAAGTTGGCCTTCCGGCGGCCGTCGTCGGTGTCGTACCACTCGGGCGTGTCAGCCCGGTCGTAGTGGTCGGCCATGATCTCGGCGTCCCACAGATCGGACGGGCGCTGGTGATCGGATACGGTCTGGATCCACGCCATTGTCACTGGTCGTCGTCCTCGGCGGGCAGGATTGTCACGTCGGCCTCAGCAGACGACCGGAGCGCATGGACGTGAACGCGCTCGGGGGCGATGTCGTGCGAGGCGGCGACGTCCTCGCTGACCAGGTCGGCGACCTGCTGGGCGGTGTCGTCTGGGATGCGGGCCGTCATCCCGTCACCCGGCAGGGAACGGTCGCCAGAGCAGATCGGGCAGAGTTGCTGGCCGAGGCTGTCTAGCTGGGCCTGCAGCGAGCGCAGGCTGGCCTTTGCCTCGTCGATGTTTGCTTCGAACGCCTCCGTCTCGGCGTCGATCTGTACCGTGAGTCGGTCGTCGTCTGCGTTAAGAACCATGGGTGGGTGGGCTGCTGATTCACGCCCGGCCTGAAGGCCGGGATTCTCTCGTTGAAGCAAGATAGCCGTCGCTAACCGGCAGGCAAACACCGCAGTACTACCGCAGGCAGCGCGCCGCCGGAGCGATCACGGCGCGGGCAATGAGAGACGCCCCACCGAGAGCAAGCGGTGGGGCGGGCGGCCGGGCGGCCGCCGGATCCAGTACCCAATTTGGGTGATCAGGCTGGGCAAGCCCTCATACAGTCGCTACCAGTACCTCCGAAATAACTCGGACGCAGAAAACAACCTATGCTTGTTATCTTACAAAAGAGTTAAGTGGGTAGCAATACAAGCTATGGTTGTAGAAGGGCCATGACGAAACTCACCGAACTCACGAACGACCCCGAAGTTGTTGAGGGCGATGCCGAAGCCAACCGCTGGACCAAGTACGGTAAGGACCGCGTCTACCTCACGGGTTTAGTGGAAAAATACGACGCCTACATCGACCTCAAGACTGGCAAGTTTGAATGCGAGTACCCGTCCGACTACCGGATGGAGATCAAGGACGGGACAGCAACGATCACAAAGCACTGGAGCAGTCACGGCGAGGATTACTCAGAGGTCGTCATGGTCGTTGACCTGTTCGAAGCTAAGGACGACGACGAGGACAACGCGGGCGACGAGGAGAAGCAGCTTATCGCTGACGGTGGCACAGATGTCGAAGAGACCGACGATGATGATGTGAAGCTGCTCTCGACGCCCGCGATCCGCGTCGAAACCGACTCCGGCATCCGGGTGTACGACGACGCGCTGGACGCCGAGATAGCGGTCCGGGACGGTGAGCTTCCGCCGGGCGGGGTTGTGTGGCGACAGATTTCGGCCTTCGACGTTGACAAACTTATCGGGCAGGAGGTCCCCGACTTCCAGGACCGACTTGACGAGACGCTCGAAAACGGCGACTACGACTACGTCGAGGATGCCTCCCGAGATACCATCACGCGCCTTGACCAGTCTGACATCGACTCGACAGGGACGTACCTGTTTGAGTGCGAAAAATGCGGACATGAAGAGTGTCTGTCGGCCACGGAGCTAAGACTCCGGTGCAATCTGCACCGGACCAACGATGTTTATTACCACGATGACGACGGCCAAATCCAGAAGGATGACGGCCACTCGATGGCGCTCTGGAAGCTGATTGGCTCGGTTGATATCGCGCGCTTGTCAGAAGACGTTCGGGACCAGACGACGACCGAAACGCCATTCGTGTGGGCATTTAACGAAATGGAAATCGAAGCCCATGGTGCGGAAGACGCCGACAGGTCGCGCATCCACGACCTCATTCGGGATGGACTTACCCCCTCCGAGGCCGTGGACTATCACATGACGGTTGAGAATGATTTCACGCAGGATGAGTGGTCCAAGGAGCGAGGACGAAGCCAGCAAGCGATCAGCGATAACGTCCGAAAAGCAAAAGAGAAGCTTCTCTAATTCTGATAAGACGACGAATCCCTGCCACCTTCGGGTTTGTGAGAGTGTTTACTGTTTAATACCCACAGTAATACTGACTGGTCATGCAATTATACGCCCAATTCGGAGGTACTGCTACGTGTCACTCGACGACCAGCCGCACGGCGAGTGCGTCGAACGTGGCGTCGGTCGTGCCCGACGCGGTCGTCACGTCCCAGCGGACGTAGACGTCGTTGCCGGCGGTCAGGCCGTCGCTGAGATCGGCCGACCGGCTGCGGGCCGATCCGCCGGTGATCGTCACCGACCCGACCACCGCGGCGGCGTCGGGGTCGTACAGTTCGACTGTCACCTCTTCGTCGCCAGCCGACGAGGCGGTCGCCGCCTCTATGTACGCCGCGCGGTCGCCCGCCAGCAGGCCGACGTCGACGCGCTGGTGGACTTGCCCGGCGTACTGGACGCCCGGCGCGTCGGCAGTGAGGCCGGTCTGTGCGCCCTCGGGCTGCAGGTCGCGCGTCGCGGTGATCGTCCCGTGAGCGGCGTGGTCGTGGGGCGCGTCGGCTTTCGCGCTCACCTCGGCGTGGCGGGCGACGTCGGCGTCCGCACTGGGGGCCGACGACACCGTAGCGCTGGTGGCGCCGAGCGCGCCCAGATTCGTCAGATCCTGGTCGCTCCCGTCGAGCGTGTCGCCGAGCGCGGCCAGCAGTTGCGAGACGTCGGCCACGCCCACGGACAGTTCGTCGTAGTGTGGGCGGCGGTTGTGGGATTCTTGTGTTGCCATAGCTGGGACTCACTCAGGGGTAGATCGGCAACTTGCCGTGGAAGACGGTCGACCGATCACCGCGGTCGTCGGTGAGATCACAGCGGTGATACCAGACCGCGCCGTCGGGCGCACCGAGACCCTCGGTGTCGCCGGCCTCTACTTCAATTGTGAGTTCGCCGTTCTGGGGATCGGTCAGGCGGATGCTGCCATCGGCAGTGGTTTTCTCGACGGCGGCGGACTCGAAGGGGGCCGCGGGATCGTTGTACAGCACCCAGACGGCGCTGGCCCCGGAGATGTCGACGACGCGGTTGTCCGACGACCGGACTGTCGGGTGGAAATAGAGGGTGTTGCCGGCGTGATACTGCTCTTCGATGTTGACGTTGGAGTGTGGCATGGATCAGGGAGAGAGCGCTGCTATTCGTCGAGATCGACGTCGATGATCTGGGCGCGCAGGGGCGACTCGTCGGGGTCGAACACCGCGCGGATCTGGACGCCATCGACATCGTGGGTGGCGATAAAGCGCAGTTCGTGGGCGAACTGCTCGCCAGTCGCGCCCAGATACGCACAGCCGAGCGTGCTGGTGCCAAGTGTGACCATCGTCAGGAGAGATCGACCGTTTCGATTTTGAGCGCCGGTTCTGGCGGCGGGTCGTCGCCGGGGATGGTGACGCGGAACTCGCCGGCGTCGTCACTCGTCAGGGGCAGGTGCGCCCAGATCGTATTTTCCGTACTGTTCGTCAGACTGACCGTCTCGGGAGCATCTGTCTGGGCGATGTAGGCGACCAGCCGCAAGTCTATGTTCATCTCGTAGGCGTGGGCGCCACTGTCGGTCAGGACGGCCGTGCCCTGCGAGATGGTGGCCTCGTAGGCATCGGTGTCAACACTGACGTCCCAGCCCTCGGTGACGACGTCGACGCCGACCGCGGTGTGATATAGTGCGAACGCGAACGCGGCGGCACCGTTCCTGTCGCCGCCGAACACCGGGATGTCGCTGTTCGTGCCGTGGTCTTCGGGAAAGACAAACCAACTCATAGCTCAGGGGGAGAGGCGGGGAGGGGATGGTTCACTTGTAGATATGCCAGTCGCCGTCGAGGACGGTGACGCGATTGTTCCGGGCGTCCCAGACACGGGCACGGTGATGGACGGTGCGCTCTTCAAGTTCAGTGCCGTCGTCGGCGGTGAGAAAGCCGTCAGTATCACCCTCTTCGACGTGAATGACAGCCTCGCCGTTGCGCTCGTCGGTGATGACGATGTCACCATCCGTGTCGTTGTCGTCGGGAGCCGACCCGTCACTGGACTTGTGCAACAGCGCGTCGCTGTCGGCGTCGGTTTGCTGGTCTTTGGCCAGCCATTCGATACGCGCCTCCGAGAGCGACTGGCGACGCCCGCCGACGGTCTGTTCGTAGACCGTGACGTTGATGTCGCGGGAATCGCCCTCGTGATAGTCGTCGATGTCCGTGTGTTGATGGGGCATGATAGAGCAACAGGCGGGCGGGGGCGTCAGCGGTCCTCGCGTTCGATCAGGCCGTCGATCTCGCTCTCGTCGGCGAACAGGCCAGCGATGTCGCTGTCAAGCGGCGCGAACACGCCGTGGATCTCGTCGCGGTGGACGATCCGGTGAGCACGGGCGTTGTCGCGGACGGAGGGGAGCGCCTCGGTTACTGCGGTCGCTACCTCGCTGGCATAGGCACTCGTGACCGTCTCGGGGGTGACTGTCGCCAGCACGGTCGCTACCTCGCTGGCATAGGCACTCGTGACCGTCTCGGGCGTGGCAGTGACAGTGGGCGTCGCGGTGTCGCTGCCCGCCGTGGCCGTCACTGCTGCGTCGGGGGTGGCCGTCCCGGTGACGGTCACGGTTTCCGGCGCGACGACAGTCTCGACAGCCCGGATGCCGGTGTCGGTGCCTGCCTGCACATTTCCGGCGGTCGCCTGTCCAGCGCGGGCGTTCTGGCGTGGCCCCGCGTCGACTGTGACTGTTTCCTGTACCATATGCGGTACCTCGCTCAGTCAGTTGAACGGCACCCGCAACGTCACTTTGAGATTGTCGTAGTTCGAGAGCGTCCGAGTCTGGCTGAGGAACCCCGCGACGATGAGGTGGTCGTTGACCGTCGAGTCGCCAGTTTCCTTGGCTTGGAACGTGACGATCCCGCCCGTCGAGTCCACGTCGCCGGTCGTGTCCGTTACGTCAAAGGTGGTGCTCAGTTCCCACCCCCAGTCGCCGTTGATCTTTTTGACGGCCGCACTGTCGATAGTGAGCGTCTGGCGGGTGTAGTTGCCATCCGTCGGTTCAGTGGTGACGTCGCTGAGGTCGTTGGTGTCGTCAAGACTGTCGCTGCTGTCGTTGTAGAGCAACAGCGTGACGTCAGTGCCACGCCAGTCGTTTTTAACGTTGTACTCCTCGCCGAGATTGGTGAGTTTGTCTGCCATATGTCTCCTGAGAGAATATCAACCGCTGGTCAGTCGCCACTCGACATCCTCCCACCCCTTCAGGGGTGGGTTTCCGCTCGCTACGTGTCAGACCAGTTCGCCGAAGTCGGTGTACGCGTTCGCCCCAGAGGCGACATACGCGTGCCAGCCGACGGAGCCGTTATTCCCGCTGTGAGTCGTGTCAGTTATCGACCCCGAGGACACCAGCGAATCCGTCGAGTCGTACACGTCGATCGCATGGGTGTCGTCGGACTGCCAGTTGACGCGAACCGTCCACCATTCGCCAGCCGTATAGCCAAGGCCACCCACATCCGTCAGGAGGGTCTGGCCGCCGTTTTCGTTCAACAGCAGCGACACCTTGTCTTGGTCAGCATAGAAGTTGACCGAGTAGCCATTATTGTCAACCGTGTCGCCGCTGGGCACGCCATAACCCATGCCTGGGCGCGCTGCCGTAGACGAACTTGAATCCTCGGAACAGCGGACCTTGTACTGGAACGTGGTGCCCTGATCGATGTAGTTGGAGAGGCCGTCACCCGAGTGCGACGTCATCCCCGTGACAGCACCGACGTCATCGTGCTGGAGTGCATACGTGCCATCGTAAGCGACGCTGGACTGCACCGAGAAGTCGGTGGGGCTGCCCTGCGTGTACTCCGCCTTGTCGGCGTCCTCGAAGCTGTCGATCAGGGTGCCTGCGTCGGCGGCACCGACGATCCGGAAGTGGTCAGTGGTATACGGGTCGCCGTAGGCGCGGAACCCAACGCCGGTCTCGGTGGCGTGTGTGGCGTCCGTGACTGGGCCAAGCGCGGCGCGCTCGCTGCTGTCCTCGTTGATGATGCGAACAATGTGGTCGTCGTTGTCACGCCACTCGACTTCGACATCGATCCATTCGCCGTTCGTGGTGTCATACGAGACGGCGGTCTCGTCGAGGGTCGTCCACGTCCCGGCGTCGCGTTTGTACATCGACAGCTTGTCGACGTGGGGTTCAACTGCCGCAGCGTAGAAGTTCTGGTCGTCGGTCGCGCCGTACAGGACGTTCAGAGAGTCCGACGGCGAGACGGGGACGAACACCATCACACGGGACGTATCACCCTTGGCAAAGTAGGCGGGCAACCCACTCGTCGACGTGAGGGTCGTCTGGCCGTCAGTGCCCATCGCGACGCCGTACTCGCCGACGTACGCCGCGTCGGCGGCGGCGCTGGGACTGCCATGGTGGATCGTGTACTCCGAGAGATTGCCGTCTTCGACCGTGTCAACGACCGTGTCGATGTCCCACTTGGTGAGCAAGCGCAGTGTCTCGGCCTTGCGTTCCTCGGCGGTGACGTCGCCCGCGACGACCACCTCACCGATGTAGCCGTCCCACGGATAGTCGAACTCGTTGTTCGCCGGATCGTGCCGCGCGCCAAGCCCGGAACTATCGGCGGCCGCCCCCTGAGACGTATACGAGAGCGTGCCGAGGCTGGCGTCGTCCTGCCAGTGTTCGATGCTGCCGTCCAGGCCGTCAGCGTAACTGGCGTGGACCGCCGCCGCTGCAGGGAACTCGTCGGTATCCGTATACGAATCCGCGAACGACCACCGTACCTCGTCGCTGGACGGCGCCCCTTCGTAGTTCCGAGTGCCGGCAGTCGCGTTGTGATGCCCGAAATAAAACATCCGCGACCCGGTGGTGAGCCGTTCGACGACCACGAACAGCGAGTAGGGCGTGTCGGTATCGTGGGCGAACCCCGTATCCATCGCGGTGGCCGTCCCGTCGAACTCGACGGAAGGATGGCCGTTGATCCCGTTGGCGCGGTACGTCGGCGCCGTGACGGCCGACGCGTCGTAGTTACCCAGCAGGTCCGGCCATGTGCTAACCGAATCCCCATCGGCCAGTTCCAGTTCCGTCGCGTCGTAGTGGGCGACCGCACTGTCGACTTCCGTCTCTGACCCTGCTTGGGGCTGCAGCAAGAACCGGCCATCCGAAAGTCGGACCCGACCGTCCGAGAACTGGAAGCGTCCCATCTATGTCTCCTCCCCCGCGTTGCAGGTCGGTGAGGGCGGGGCGCTGGCGGGCACGTCGTCAGAGCGGATATCCACGTTCGTAGCCATGTCTGGGGTTGGATGTTTGCGTACCATCTTCAGTAGGGTAGGGTGGGGTAGTTTACACCACCTCATAGGCGAACTGCGCAGCCACACCGTCGTTGCCAGCATCGCTGGTGTAGTTAGTGCCCGTGCTGTTGTCGACGCGCAGGCGCATGATCTGGACGCCGCCACTGCTGTTCGTGTAGCTGGCGACGCCACTGGCGTTCGCGGTCCAGACCGTGTTCTCGCTGGCCTGCGTGGTGCCACTGGGGTCGATCAGTTGGACCTGCAGGCCGCTCGGGGCGGTGCCTGACGGCACCGTGTAGCCACCCCACGCGTAGATGAAGATGGCCTCACCGTCGGCCAGCCGGACGGTCAGTTCTGCCGATTCGCTGGCGGGCAGATCCGCCGTGCCGATGTGGCCGTTAGGCGAGTCGATCAGCGCCGCGGCATGATCAACGTTGAAGTCATCGCCGCTCTCGTAGAGATAGTCACCCGCCCCCGGCCGGATGTGGTGGGCATCGCTGGTCGTCCCACCCGAGAGATTGTCGTGGGTGATGTCGCCCTCTTGGACGTTGAAGTTGTTTGAACCGTCTTCCGCGAGCGCCGTTCCCGCACTGGGGCGGATGTGGTGGGCGTCTCTGGTCGTCCCACCCGAGAGATTGTTATGGACAATCTCGAACTTGCCGCCACTCTCGTGGTCGGTCGCAGAGTGGTCCGTATCCGAGATGTTGGTCGTGCCCATCACGTCCCACGCCGACCCCGTGTCGCGGTAGATCGTGCCGGTGTCCGTTTCGATGAACACGCGGTCGGTCGTGCCGGCGCTGGGGCGGTTCGTCTCGGTGTCGACGAGGACGGCCGCAGGGTCGACGTCGGCGAGGCTGCCGATGGTCAGTTCGTCGCCGCCGCCTGCTTCGTGGGTACTGGCGTGGCTATCGCTGGCGACGCCGCTGGCCGCCCCTTCGACGGTCAGATCGGCGACGGTGGCGTCGGGCGCGCGATTGAGTGTGTCGTCGGACTCTTCGGTGCCGGTGTCGACCGTGCCGATCTTGACCGAGGGGTCGCTGGGCGTCGACCCGTCGGTTCGCGTGTCAATACTGACATCGTCGGGGCTGCCCGAGAGCGTCGCCACCAAGAACACGTCGTGGTAGGCGTCGGGCGAGAGGCTGACCGTCCTTTCGGTGGCGCGGGCGGGGAACGTCGCGGCCGGCCACGTGACAGGGTCACCCCGGTCGCGTTCGGCGACATCGGTGGCGACGAGGCGGGCTTGGCCGGCTGCGACGGTCAACTCGTCGTTCTGGTAGTCGGGGGTAAACCCGAGGCCGTCGACGACGACCGGCGCAGCGTTGGGGGCGTGCCCGAGTGCGCCGAGCGACGCAGAGTCGAGATAGTCGGACAGGTCCTGGTCGTGCAGTCCTGTCCCACTGTCTTGCGGGAAGATTCGATCAGGCATGACTGGTACTGAAAGGGGCGCAAAGTGGTCGCAACAGATGCAGGACAGCGAGCACGGTCAGCAGTTTCGAGGTGGAGCCTCCGGCCTCAAGGACCGAGGCGCGGGGCGCCGAGGGAGTAGGGTGGGGTAGTTTACGGGCGGGCCTCCCACTCGTAGCCAACGAACATCTGCGAGCGAAACACGAGATAGTCCTCGTCGTCCTCAACGCTGTCCTGTGGGGTGCCGACTTCGAGACTGCGCAGTTCGCGCTCGCCGTTGTGGGTGGTGCCCTGCTGGTTATCGTGGATGATCGACCAGCACTGCATTTTCAATTGAAAGCGGTGATCTTTGGCGATGCCTGCGCTGTCGAACTGCGAGCGCGGGTCGTCGGTGTCGCGAAAGTACGGCACCCAGACGTTGATCACAGCGACACCGTCAACGTCGCCGACCAGCCCCGCGCCGGTCGGGTCGAACGCCGTGTAGCTGTGCGCCTCGCTCTCGGGCGTGACACTGATCTGGACGTGTGGGTGGTTGTCGTCGAACCAGCCCGTGTGGGTGTGAGCGTCCGCATCGTAGCCCTGCGTCGTAGCGTTGGCAGGCCACTCACTGATCAACAGGTCTTTGAGAACGTCGTTCGGTTCGCGGTCGATCAGGTCAGCCATCTTAATTCAACCATGGAAGCCCCGACGTTCACCACGGGGGGCGTCACTATTCGTTTGAGCAGAGACAGCGATACTTGCCGTTCCGTTCGTCAAACAGTTCGTCGACCCTGTAGCGGTCGTCCGTCCGCGGGTCGATGATCTGACTCGCCCGGATCAGGATCTCCGTGCCGCTGTCGTCGGTGGTGTGCTCGCCATCCGAGACGGGCACGTCCGAGGACAGCCAGACGAACGCCTGGATGTCATCGCTGACGCCATCCGCCCGGCGGTCGAACGACGGCGTCCCGCGCACGACGATCTCGGCGGGCGTCGTCGTCTCGGTGTCGGCTGCCCCCCACTCGTAGTCGCCCTGACTGTCGCGTGTGAGGGCGTCCTTCTCGCGCTCCCAGTACTTGACCGTCACTTTGACGCCGGTCAGGGCGAGCAACTCGCGGGCCGGGGCAGTCAGTGTGTCCTCAAAATCCATTGCTCAGATCACTCTCTCTTTTCAGCGTGTATACTGTCACGGAGGGTTCCAGTAGCGACGGGCGCGCGGTCTTTCGCCTCGTCGACGATGGCCTCGGCGAGGCGCTTGACGAGATCATCGACACCGGCAGCGTCCTCGGCAATGGCGTCAGCCTGATTCTGCATCACCTCGGCGATGGCCGGCCGGAGGTACGGCTGGGCGGCCATGTGGATGGTGCCCATCTCAACGTAGACGGCATAGTCGGCGTCAGCGCCGACGGCCCACTTCGCAGTGCCGAGATTCATCATCGTGGCAAACTCGCCTTTGGCACTGCCAAAGCCGGACAGTTCGACGGCGTTCTCAGGCATGGGTGGGAGGGTGGGGGAGCAAGTGAACGGGTGAGTTTCCGCGCTGCACCGCTGTGAGCGTAGTGCCCGATCTAGCTAGTCGGGGCGTCGGCGCTCCTGGGCGCAGTGTCGCTGTCGGTAGCGGTGTCGCCGGGCACGTTCGGGGCGAACGCCAGCACAGTCGCAGTGGTCTGGGGGCGCTCGCGCAGCGTGTTGCGTTGGGTGTAGGCCCGGCGCGGGTCGGTCCAGACTGAGTCGACGAACTTGTGGTAGATGTCTGCCTCGGCGTCGAACGTCTCGACAGCCACCACCACGTATAGTTTCTCGCCGTACATCACGGGAGTGGCGGCCGCCGCGTTCGCGGTGGGGTCAGACCGACGCCGACCAGAAGTCGTCCGGATCGGTGCCGAGGCGGCCAGTCGGATCGGCCAGTTGGGCACGCTCCCAGTGACTGCCGGCCGGCCCCGCGACGTCGACGATGTCGGCGAAGTCAACGCTGGCCGACTGCTGTTCGATTGACTCGACAGGCCGATCCTGGTCGCGGCCGCCGATAGCGAGCGCGGCGGCGAGTTCCGTCTCGACGCGTGTTAGCGCGCTCTCACTGTTTGCCCCCGCGTAGGGGGCGACCTGCTGCTCGACGATCTCGTGGGCGAAAGTGATTGGATAGTCGAGATCGGCGCCACTGTACTCGGTGTCGTCGGCCGATAGGGCCGCACGCACCGTCTCGTAGTCCGTCCGGACGTCCTCGTCAAGTGCCATCGGTCAGATCACCACGGGCAGGGTCAGTCCTGCGAGTCATGCGAGTCGTAGGGGCACTGGTCGGCCGGGCGCTCGCAGACGCCATCGCCAGACGACAGTTCGGCACCGCAAATCTCGACGGCCTCGGCCTCCGCGTCCGCGTCAGCGTCAGCGTCGCTGGCGGCGTCGGTGTCGGCAGGGGCGCTCTCGGCGGTCGCTGCCTCGGTGTCGTCGGTGTCGTCGGTGGCGGTGCTGTCGTCAGTGGCGGTGCTGTCGTCGGTGTCATCGGAATGTTCCCAGCCGCGGGCGAGGTACTCGTCGACGGCGTCCTCGGGCACCTCGTAGGTGCCTTCGCCGAGGTACTCGCGCCGGCGGTCGTGGTCGACGAACTTGCCGCGACGGGGCCAGTAGAGTGTGTGCATGGTTCGGTGTTCGTCTCAGGCGCTAGACATCCTGGATCATGGCCCAATTTTCACCGCGGAGAAGCTCAAAACCGATCTCCTGGGCCGCCTTGAAGTTGGGCTGCAGCGGGTCCTTGCCGTTCCAGACCTGCGTAAAGAACCCGTTCTGGTTGTCGACAGCGATCTCGCCCTCTTCGGCGACGTTGGCGCGTTCGAGCAGGCGGTCGCTGAACCACGGGATGAACGCAGAGCCAGCGCCGGGGCGGCCGACAATCACGTTGCGCGTGACGCTGTCGGTGCTGGGGTCGTGGGGTTCGAGGACGTTGTCGTGGGCGGCGTCGTCCGGGCTGTCAACGACGGTGCCAGTCTCGTCGATGTATTCGCCGTTGGCGTTGGTGCGCGGCAGGTAGACCATCACCTTGCGCAGCCCGGCGATTTCGTCGTCGATCAGGCGTTCGACGTCCTCGTCACCGACGGACTTGATCTGGACGTTCTGGATGCGCCCTTCCATGTCGTCGGTCTGCTTCATGTCGCGGATGGCCGCGGGCGACCCGTAGACGTAGGGGAGCGCCTGGTCACCGACGAACCGGCCGTTGTTGATCACCTCGAACGCAGCGTTGGTGAGTTCGTCGTAGGGCTGGGCGTTGGCGTCGTCCGACCAGCTAGCGCTGGCCGTGATCAGGTGGTCGCTGGGGATGTCGCTGTGAGGCGTCTGGCCGTCGGCCCCCTGCAGGCCGTCGATGTGGTCGTCGCCCAGCCACGCGTTCCGTTCGCGCGTCAAGAAAGTCTCCATGCGGAGGACCGCCGCCGCGCGCCGGTACAGCGAGTAGGGCGTGGTGCTGAACTCGGTTTCAGCGCCCTTGTCAGGGCGGTATTTCTTCTTGTACGACTGCACGTCGACGCCCTCTTTGCTGGGCATGTCGAGCGTGCCGACGGGCGATTCTGACGAGAATGACGTCGCGGGCATCGGGCCACGCGCGCCGTCCATCGTGTACCACTCTTCGTCCGGGTCGTTGAGATTGACCACCGGGAAGACGGACAGTGCAGAGGCGAACCGTTCGTCGCCGCCGGCTTCGATCCGTTCCATCTGGTCGACGTTCTCGACCATCTCGTTGCGGACGATCTCGGGTTTGAGGTCGCGGGCGTTACCTTGGGTGGGGAGAGGCATAAGTCAGTGAAAGCGGGGAACTACAGAGCGGTCAGCAAGCGATACAAGACAGCACAGCACAGTGAAGTACCTCGGGGACAAGCCCCGAGGCACTCGCCCTGTTCAGCCTGTAGAGCGCAGCAGAGCGCAGAGCGCGGACGCGAGTGCGCGTGTTACCGACGCTGGCGGACGACAGCCACCTTGTCGGCAGTGCCGTCGTCTTTCTGCAGCGTCGTCCAGACAGTGCCAACGATCTGGTCGGCGGTGTCGCCGCCAGCGTTGTCGTAGGCGCGGACGCCATCGGTGGCGTGGACGACTTGCTCGCCCGCGGTCGCACTGCCGTCGGAGTCGTTGAACCAGTCGACGTAGTGGGTGACGCGCACGGTCGCCTCGCCGACGACGTCGCCAGCGCCGTAGCTGGTGTCCTCGTCGAAGTCCGGCGGGCGTTCGACCAGCGTGGCGACGAGGTTCTCGGGCGACGTGACCGCGGTGGCTTCGGGGCCAGCCGCGCCCTCACCGGAGAGTTCAAGGCCGTCCCCGCGCTCGGGGACGTTGCCGCTGCTGTCGGCCACGAGCGTGACGCTCGGCTGTGCGCCCGGCGTGTAGAGGATGAGGTCGCCAGACATGATCAGTCACCTCCGTTCGCGGTGGCCTTTTTGCGACGCAGTTCCGCCTCGCTGTCCGCAGCGACGGGGTCGATGTCGTAGCGCTGGCGGACGTACTCGCGGGGGGCCAGCCCCTCGGTTTCGGCCTGCTTCAGGTCGTCGACGTTCATCACCGACTGTGCGAGGCTGTCGGCCTGCGCGCGCTGCTCGTCGGTCAGGCGGTCAGTCTCGGGGTCGCTGGGGCCGTCACCGCGAGCGCGCACCGTGTCGCTGAGTTGGGCCTGCAGGCGGTCCATCGGCGAGGCGTCGTCGTCCTCGTCGGCGAACTCCTGTAGGACGCGCTCGGACAGTTGCTCGAAGCTCTGGCTTGCGGCGACATGCTCGGGGGCAAGCATGGAGCCGCCGGTCGCGATCTCGGCGAGCATCTCCTGCCAGGGCTGGATCTCCTCGCGTAGTTGTTCGAGGTCGCCCTCGGCGTCTTCTTTGGCACTGCGGAGTTGGTCGATCTCGTCGTCCTTGTCGTCGAGGTCGGCCTGTAACTGTTCGATCTCGTCGTCTTTCTCGCTCAGGTCGCTTTCGAGCGACGCGATGCGCTCGCGGGCCTCTGCGAGTTGTTCCTGAAGGGGGTCGTCGTCAGTCATGGGGTCTGTGTCGAAAGTCGGATTAGGCTGATCCACAGGGGTGTCCGACGGCGTGTCAGAGCTGTCGGTTGCCGCCCCCGTCGTTTCGATGTTGTTCTGCGTCGTCTCGTCGAACTCGCCACTGGCCTGCGCGGCCGCGGCGAGGCCCTCTGCATTCGCGCCCGCAAGCGCGGCCCCGGCGCTGTCCACGTCGTCGGGCGGGGTCAGCAGTTCACGGCCGCGCTTGAGCCAACGGCGCAGGGCGTTCTGTTCGACACCAGCACCGGCGTCATCGCCGGCCACGTCGGCGTCACCGTCGCCGTCACCATCGCCGTCACCGGGCGACTGCTGGCTGGCGTACTCGTCGGGGTCCAGCCCCAGTGCGGCCGCGGTGTCAGCTTCGATTGACGCCGAGTGCGACGCGCCGTATTCGAGGATCGTCACGCGGGGCATGGCGACGATCTCGCTGACGTCCAGCACGTCGGCCTCGGGGTCGGCGACGTCGTGGAAAATGTCAGCGGAGACGTCGAGCAGGCCGAGTTCGACGCGGTCAGCGATGTCCTCGTCGGCGAGATCGGCATGACCCACGGGTCCCGTTCCCTCTTCGTACTCCCAGTCGTCGACGCGCCCGAGGATGTTCTCGGGGGGTACCTGTTCGTCCAGCGGGAAGTGTGGGTTTTCGCCGCCGGTGCCTTTGACGATCAGCGCACCGTTGAGCGTGCCGTCGGCGGCGGCCGCCTGCAGGGCCTCGCGCCCCCAGCGTTTGATGTCGCCCGATTCGCCGCGCGTGATGTCGCCCTCACCGATGGGGACGATCCGGACGCGCCGGCCGGGGGCGTCGTCACCGTCGCCGGCGAGCACGCTGCCGACGCCGTCAGCTAGCTGTTCGTGGTCGTCGTGGTCAGTCATGAGTTAGGGGCATCGCTCTACAGGTCGGTCGGGGGGATCCGCCGTCTCTGGTACTCCGCAGCGTCCGCGGCCGTCATCGGATCGGGCCGGATCCACCGCAGTGCTACTCTGCCGATACGGGCACTAGATAGCATCGGCACCCCGGGTGTGTGTCGCGAACTGGCATCGGTGCGTCGCCCGCCCGGATGTCGTCGATTAGGTAGACGCTGCCCGCCAGTGCCGAACACTGCGGGCAGACACGCGCATCGCCGGCCGTCACCCAGCGATGGCGCGCAGCGTCGTCCTCGCCGGGCGCGGGGTGGGTCCGCTCCGTCGCCAGTTGCTCGGCGTGCGCGTGATCGTGCCCGTCGACAGTCCGGCCGCCGTCAGTGGCGACGTCCGCGTCGGGGACACGTGCCGATTCGGCAGCGACGCCGATGCTCCCGACGCCGGCCGCCTCGTAGCGGGCGAGTGCGGCGTCGTTGATGATCACGACCGCCTTCGCACGGGTGACGAGATCGGTGCGATGCCGGCCGGTCTTGTCGAGACGGTCGTTGATGGCGCTGACCGTGTCGGCTATCGCCCAGCCCTCGCGGACGGCCTGTCGATAGGTGCGCGTGGCGGCTTTGACTGCCGCCTGTGCGGCGTCGCGCAGGTCCTGGTATGTCTCGACGTAGGCGTTGGTCAGCCACTCGTCGTAGTGGCCGGGGCCGCCGTGGTTGGGCTGGTCGCGCCGCAGGATCACGTCAGGCGCGGGGTCGGCGACATCGTGGCCGGCCGCCGAGAGCGCCTGTGCGGCCCGCCGGAGGCCATGTTCAAACATCTCGTGGGCGAACGGCGCGGTGTAGTGGTCACCCTGCCGGACTGGCCGCGCTGGAGTGGGTTTGACCACCTTTTCGTCAACGACGCTGGTGAGCCACTCACGGAACTCGCTGGCCTGCTGGCCGACCGGACGGTCGTTCAGGGGCTGGAACCCGCCACCACCCTCAAACGCGGTGCGGACCCGGCCACGCACCGTGCGCCAGCGTGCGCGGAACTTGCGCTCCCAGCGCTCGCGCTTGGACTGGCTGCGTGTCGGGTCGGGTAGGGCCATCTGTGAACTAGGGTGTGCAGCCGTCGCCGTGGTCGTGGTCGCACTCGTAGTCATGGATGTCGTCGATCACGACCGTGTCGTCAGGCAGCACCGACGAGTACGACGACAGTTGCTTGATCGTCGGATCCATCGGCATCGCGTCGCGCGTGGCGTAGATGCCACGGGGCAGGACGCTCAGGAGTTCGGCGCGCGTCTCAACGCGGCTGATCGTCTCCGCGGCCGGCATCTGGTCGCTTAGGTAGACGTTCGCCGGGCGCACGCCTTCGACGTGGATGGCCCACTCCCGGTTGCATGATAGTCCCGTGCCACAGGCCGGGCACGGGGCGGGATGTCGGCCGGGCGATTCGTCGGTATCCATCTCGGTGGGGGCGGTGGCGGCCATCTCCTGCATGGTGCTTTTGACGAGGCCGGCGGCGTCGAACATGACCCGGTCACGCCGCGTCGTCCTCGTCGTCCGCGTTCTCGTCGGGGGGCTGGTTGCCGCCGCCATCGTCGTCGCTGCCGCCACCACCACCGATGCCGAGTGCGTCGGCGGCCTCCTGCATGGCCTCAGGGTCGGTCATGGCCTCGTCGTCGGGCAGAGCGTCCTCTAGGCCCATCTCGTCAGCGAACTGGTCGGGGTCCATGTTGGCCGCGAAGAACGCCAGTTCACGCGGGAATAGCGCGTCCGCCCCCGACTGGGCGAACGTCGCAAATGCGTTCATGAACCGCTCGAAGCGTTCGACGTCGAAGTCGTCGCGCTTGAGTGGATTTTCGGCCTTGGGCTGTTCGATGGAAAAGTCGATGTCGCCCTCGTAGCTGCCGCCGGCGAGTTCGTCGGCTTTGGCTTCAATCACCGGCTCGAACTTGCGTTCGAGATACCGGCGTTCGTCGTCGACCAGTCGGGCGTCCTTGTCCTGTTGTGGTTCGACGACGAACTGGTTGATGCCCTCTTCGTAGGCGAGTTTAAACCTGGAAATCGGCAGCACCGAGAAAATCTGCTGTACATCGTCCATCACCGCGTCGGTGATGTCGGCCACATCGCCAGTGTGGGTTTCGATGTTGACGACGTCGTGGGGCACGAAGTCGACGCGGCCGGCGAACGACGTGATGTCGTCATCTTCCGGGGCCTCGCGGGCGGACATCTCGCCGGTGCGGTGTTTCTTGGCGTACTCGTTGGCCTGATTCTCTGACCAAGTATCCGACGAGATCACGCGCCACGGGTGGCCGGTGTGTCGGATGGCGACGTCGCGGTCGCGCATCTTCCGGAGCAGTGAATCGATCCGGTCGCCGATAGCCTCGAAAATCGACGTGCCCCACGTCGCCCCCTCGTCGGGGTCGTAGACCAGTTTGAGCAGGTCGTCCTGGGCGAACGGGATGGGATCTTTATCATAGCTGGTCGGCAGGTCCTCGTCGTACTGGACGTACGCGGCGGCCTCATCACTGGGCGTGCGCGGGTGGTCCGCGGAGACGGGGTCGTCGGGCTGCACGAGGATGTTCTGGTCCTCGCGGGTGTACATCCGAAACGTGCCCGGCGAGAGGAACATCAGCGCCGCGATGGTCTCGGGAGCACTCTCGGTGCCGACCTGTTCGATCAGCACGGTGCCTCGCCCCCGACGCTTCGAGGGGCACTGTCGGAGCATGACCGACAGGTCGTGGCCCGTCTCGCCGGCGTGGATCACACACTGGCTGGCCCACGTGTCCAGCGCATCCTGCATCTCGTCGTCCGTCTCGCCGTCGATCTCGGTGGTGATCTGGTAGCCCGGTTCGATCACCGCCTGATCGAACAACTGCAGAGCCCCCCGGACCAGTGCGAAGCTTTTGACGTACTGCTGCCAGTAGCGGTCGATGTTCGCGGGCGGGTCGTGGACGCTCGTCGGAACGACCGCGGGGTCGGCGCGCTGCTGGCGTTGGGCGACCGTCGAGTAGCCCGTCAAGAACCCGCCAGCATCGTCCTCGCGATGTTCGCCCCGCGGGTCGGGGTCGTCTGGCCCAAGTTGCTCTGCGTCTGCGTCGTCATGCCCGTCCGCGGGGACTGGCGCGTTCTGGTACGAGTCGCTCATGGTTGGATCTGGGAGTGGTGATCTGGACACGAACGTGCATACTGCAGAACCAAAGCCCCGGGGCGCAGTTTTGCAGTATGCACGGTTATGTGGTACTGCCAGCTAGACCGCAGGATCAGCGCGTGACGAGGAACCCGTCTTGCTCGCTGGGGTCGCCCACGCGGGCGGAATTTGCGAGCGCTAACGCGTCGGGGTGGTCGTCGTGGCCGTTCTCGGGGTGCGAGACTTTGACGTGTCGGTTGCCGGTGTACTCGTACTGCAAACGCGTCGTCTCGCGTTCGAGACGGGCGTGCTTGGGCAGGGCGAGTGCTTCGTCCTCGAACGCCTTTTTGAGTTGCTTGTACATCTTGGACTTCCGGGGCGTGCTGAACGGCACGCCCTCGACGACCGGCTGCAGGCTGTCATCCACCTCGGAGTAGTCAACGACGCCTGTGCCCAGCGAGTTGCCGTCAACCCGGAACTCAACGATGTTGTATCGGTTGACCAGCGCACCGATCCGGCCGACCACCTGCGGCGTTTTCGACGTGTCTTCGGCTTCGATATGGACGACCGTGCCGTCGGCCGCCAGCACGATGTAGACGGTGCGGTCGTCGCCACCGCCGGCCACGTCGCACCCGCCAAAGTAGGCGATGCCGCGCTCGGGATGGCCAGGGACGGTCAGCGCAGTGCCACGCCGATCCACGCCGAGGTCGGTCTGGCAGGGCCGATACAGCGACGAGGGGATGTACGTATTGCCCTCTTCGATAAACTCGCCGCGATACTCTTGTCGCCACGTGTCCGAATCCGTGTTCGCCTGTTTCTTGCGCAGCCACGTCGACGCGGTCCGCGGGTTCGCCCACGCCGGCACAGAGTGGGCCGAAAAGTAGTCCGGCTCGCGCTCGGGGTCGTTGGCGCTGTAGTGATAGCCCGTCTGGCCCCGCGGCGTTGACATCACGTAGAGTTCGTGGTCGTCGCCGTGGGTCATGAACATCGGTTCGACGACTTGCTCAAATGACGAGCGCTCACACAGCGCCGCCTCGTCGACGATGACGACTTTCGGGAGCTTGCCGCGTTCGTTGTCACCACCGCCGTTGAGCGACCCCGTGAACACGCGAGTGTCGTTGTCCCACTCCCAGAATGTTTCGTTGTCCCGGTCGATATGGAGCGCGTCCAGGGGCAGCGGCGATTGCTTGAGGCGGTTCTTGCACCGCCGAAACATCTCCATCGCCGTGCCGTGGACGTCGCCAAAGATACCGACGTCGTCGTCGGTCAGGTAAGTGTCGAACAGGACGGCGTCGGCAGCGAGCGCGCCCCCCGTCTCAGTTTTCCCCGTCTGGCGGCCGGTGTTGACCGAGACGTCCGGATGTGGGTCGTCCAGCATCGCACGCTGGTAGTCAAACGGCGTGAAGTCAAACAGTAGCGCGAGGCGTTCCGACCGGGGGCGCTGGCGAGCGTCCTCGGCGAGCGCCCTAAAGTCAAGTTGCCCGTCATAGCCGACGAAGTGCTCAACATACGCCTCGGGCGTCGTCTCTGGGCCGACCGACACCAGTTCGGAGCGGTCGATTGCCTCGTAGACCGGGCCGGTGCAGCGATGGGCTGCTGCGAGATGTGCCCGATCCTCGGGGACCCACCACGAACAATCGGGATGGGGACAGCGCAGCCGGGCACCGCCGAGTCGCCCCTCGTCGGGCACGAGTGACTCGGGGTCGATGCCGAGGTGATCGGCCGATCCCGCGGCCGTCTCGACGCCGGCATCCGACAGCGACGTCCGCACGGGGACGGGCGACCGGTCGCTCTCAGCGTTAGATTGGGCGGTCATGCGTTACTCGTCGGCCAGGTCTTTGAGTGCGCTGCCGAGGCCGGTGATTTCGACTTCGTCGGCCGTGTCGTTGTCGGGCAGCAGCTTCAGGTCCTTGAGCCACTGCCGCCGCCGGCGCGAGAGTTGGTTGATGGCCTGCTGAACCACCGTCGGTTCGTACTGATAGTACTCTTGGCCCGAGTCGCTGATATGGCGCTCGCGGTCGACCAGCGCGTTGTCGGCGGTCATCGTCTCGGGTTTCTGGATCGCCCACGACTCACCATGTAGTTCCTTGGCGACGGTCACGGCACACAAGAACAGTTCCGTTTCCTCACCCGCCGTCGGGTCGCCGTGGCGCTCTCGGTAGCGCTCTATCCAGTCGGCCTGGATCTTGTCAGCCAGCGCGCGCAGGTCGTCGCCCGCCACCTCGTTGTAGAACGCGTGTTCGTCGGTGTACAGATCGTGCGTGGCGGCGTTCCGGTTGCCCTCGGGGGCGCCGCCGTCGTTGCCGACAGCGTTGCCGTTGCCGGCGTGGCTCTCGCCGTCTGCCGACGTCCCACGGTGGTGCTTGCACTTCCCGTCGTCGAACTCGGTGCCCCAGCCAGCCGGCCGCCCGCAGGGGTCCCCAGCCGAGTTGCGACCACCATGGTCGCCACACTCGTTCTGGTAGTTCCGGTCGCCGTCGGCCATGTCGTCGGTGGTGTCGCTGTTCCAGTACGCTTGGTTACACTCGCTCGAACAGCACACGACATCTGTCCCGGCGCGGCGCACGGGCGTGTCGCCCACGGGGTTGCCACAGACCGGGCACGCGTCGTTTGCCATGAGGTGTGTTGTTTCTGTGACCAAAGAGACGCTCGCTCAGGCCGGGGGAGACAAGGCCAACCTATCACCGCCCGGACACCACACAGCACCGCAGTGCCGTAGCAATGACCGGGCGACTCAGTCAGTCGTCGCGCTCGTCGTCGGTGGTGGACGGCCGGAGTGGGCGCGAGTCGTCACTGGGCATGATCTTGTTGAGTGCGGCGGCGAGGCGGCCCTGTCGCAGCGAGAGAGCCATGAAGAAGCCAAGGAGCAGTGCAATCTCGGGCGGGGTTTCGGTCAGGCCGGGGAGCATGGGTGTGGTCGTGTTCTCGGGAGCGAGGTCATCGCCAGTTGCGTGCGAGCGGGGCGTCTTGGCAGGCCAGCCACTGTTCGGTGTTCTTGTCGTTGAGTAGGATCAGCGCGTTGTCAAACACGATGGGGCGGCAGTGCGGGTCGTCAGCGTCAGTCTTAGGAAACTGGTTGCCGACGCGGTCGGGGAACTCGCTGGCGCTCATGAGTCAGGAGTGCGAACTCAATTACAGCTAAGAGAGGGAGAGTGTTTGCCGGTCGTAGTGGCGTGTGTCGATGGGCCAGATTGACGTGATGCCGTCGTCGGAGACGCCGTGACAGTGGGCGATCTCGCGGGGGGTGGTGGTCGCGCCTTTCACGCCGAGTTGTTCGACGTAGTCATCGCTGGGTTTGGGGGAGCCGGAGACGATGATCGGCGGGCCGTTCCACGGGATGTTGCCGCTGACGTGATGGTGGCCCATCCACGCGATGTCGAATGCGCCCCACGAACTGTTGATGGTGTCGAGCAGGGTTGACAGCCACTCTTTGAGGCGGGCGCTCGTCTCGGCCTGGGGCTTGCGGTCCTGGCCGTGGCGCAGGTGGCCGTGGAGGCCGCCGCCCCGCAGTTCGACTGGCGTGTAGGGGCGGGCTTCGCCGATCTTGATGCGGACGTTCTGCAGGCGGTCCCAGTGGTCCTGGCTTTTGGTGATGAAGTTCCGCAGCGCTTTGTAGACCAGCAGGTCGGCGTTGTTGTGCTTGGACGTGCCGTTGGCGCGGTTGACGCCGTGGTTGCCGATCTGGCAGACGACGTTGACGACCTCAAAGTGGGCGGCGAACGTGATGATCTGTTCGAGCAGCGCGTCTTGGACGACATCGGCCTGTTCGTCGAGCCACGCGTCGAGATCCTCGAACTGGCCCTGATAGATGGCTTCGTTCGTCACCATGTCGCCGCCGTACAGCAGGTGGGCGGTGTCGTAGTCGGCGTTGTGTTTCTGGGCCAGTGAGAGGGACTGTGAGGTGATGTACTCGACGACGGCTGGGATCTCGTCGGTTTGGTAGACGATGTCGCCGGCATAGTCGCGCACGACGTCGCCGGCGTGCAGGTCTGATATGTGCGTGACCCAGTCTTCGTTGCCGGGGGCGGCGGGCAGTGCCACCTCGGTCGGTTCGAGGCGTTTCCACTGGCGTTCGAGTGCGTTGTGGCTGAGTTCCCACCAGCGGTTTGCCTTCCGGGTCCGCGTACCGATATGCTCAGAACTGCGCAGCGTGTGGTCGCCTTCGATCTCGTAGAGGCCGGCGTCCTCGTCGTGGTAGATGCGCCAGCCCCGCTCGCGCAGGTCGCTCAGGTACGTCTGGACGATCTGTTCGCGCTCGTCGAGATCGTCAGCGAGTGTGTCGAGCGCGACGCCCTGTTGTAGCTGGCGGACGATGTACTTCTCGCGGTCGTTCAGGGCGCCCGGGTCCGGCCCATCGTCGCCGTCGGCAGTGGTACTCTCGCCGGGAATGGCGTTGACGTCAATGTCGCCGATGGGAAACCACTCGTAATGGTCGCCGTCGCGCTCCCAATCAGCGACGCCGGCGACCTTGAGGGCGTGCAGGTGGTCGGCGGCAGTCGACGGTGAGATGTCCAGCGTCTCGGCGACGTCATGCTTGGTCGCGGGCAACAGTCCGACGACGTCGCGTTCACGCTCGGAGAGATCAGAGGGGGACGGGCCAGACATGGACACAGTACCAAGAGCGCCGGCGGGGGCGGGAGTCAGGATGCCGTGGGCGGCGCTGGGGAGTGGTCAACACCACTGGTGACGGGGGTAACACAGGCTCGCGGGTACTAACAGCCACGAATCGCTGTTATCCGGATGTGAGACGATGGTAGTGCCATCGTCTCGGTGGGCGTGCGTGGCGTCAACCGACCGATACGTGGGATCACGTGGCCATGATGCGGGATGGGCGGCCGGCATGGTCAATAGACGTGGGAGTAGGGCAGGGTAGTTCACGAGCGCAGATGGTGAATGTGGCGGGCGGTGAGGCGGCCGCCGAGGTAGCCGCCGATGGCGTACCACGGTTCGGCGCGGATCTCGGCACGACCTTTCGCGGAGCGGGCGGTCACGAGCGCAAGCCACGCCACCAGCGGGCGGTTGCGGGCATCGGCATAGCCGACGAGTGCGCCGATGAGCAGGGCGTGGACTTCGACAGCGTGTGAGAGAAGCCCATCGCGAGCAGTGGTCTCTTCGCCGGCGGTGGTGAGGGGCATCACGCGGTCAGTCCTCCGTGTCGCGCTCGTCAGGCTGCTGGCTGCTGGTGAACTCGCCGACGCCGAACGCTTGCATGTTGGCGAGTTCGATGCCCCACATCTGTGCCCAGACGAACAAGACGAGATAACGGAAATAGGGAAATAGACCGGTCGACGTCGCTACGTCCATCGCGTGCAGCCCTTCGAAGACCAGCCAGCCGATAAAGACGATGATCGTGACGATCTTGCGGGTGTTTGCGTTGTACTCGTGTGGGTACAATGACAGTGCGCCGGCCACAAGATAGCATTTCAACGCTTCGAGCGGCCGCTGACGCCACGTGGAGAGTGCAGACGGGTCTAGCCAGTCGTGATCGAACATGCGTCGGGGATAGGGAAACGACAGCAGGGGGTCAGAGTTGATCATCTTGATTTCGAGGTGGAAACCCCCCGCTTTAGCGGGGGAAGGTGACGAGAGGGGGAGTGCCAGCGGCGGGACTTGCACCCGCACAGCGGTCAGGCGGCGAGGCGGCGATGCCGAAGCGGCTGGCAGCAAGGTGCTGCTGGCCGTGTGGCAGGTCGGCAACGGATAGCCTCACCGCGGTGGCCGGAAGGGAGCGCACAGGCGTGATCAGGTGAATGCTGGGGGAGAGCGCGCAGCGCAGCGGGAGTGGCCCAGTCCGGGGGAGAACAGCGGCGCGCAGAGATGCGAGTGCGAGTGGTGATCAAGAGAGGTGGTCGTGACAGCCAGCCATGACCGTGCGGCGCGAAGCCGCGTGTGAGTCAGCGCCCGGCCATCGGACGTGACCGCTGGCGACATGCGCGCTGGCATGGGGAAACGACGGCGGGGTGTGCAATGCACAGAGAGAGAGACAGAACCCGCCGCCTTGCCGGCCAGTGACCGACTAAGTGGGACCGGGGGGGATTTGAACCCCCGAAATTGGCCGCTCTGGAGGCGGCTGCCGTGCCGGGCTTGGCTACAGTCCCTGCCGCAACAGCCCGCGACGCGATGGCGCAGCGCTGGGCTTACAGCACCGTGATGTCGTCGGGGGCGACCTTCCGGGTCGTGCCGTCGCCCAGCGGGTCGACGTAGACGTAGCGCTCGTCGGTCGCGTTGAACGACGGTCGCCACTCGTGGTCGACCACCCAGCCGACGTGGGTCCGGGTGGCCCACTCAAATTCGACCAGCGTGTCCTCGCGCGGCCACGGGTCCAGGGCGTGCGGGGCCGGCGTCTCAGCGTCGGTGTGGGTGTCGGTGTCGGTGAGGGCGTCGGCGCTGTCAGCACGTGCAGGCATCGGAATCACTCGGTCGCGAGGATGGCTTGCCCAAGCGCGCGGGCGATCTGGCGGCGTTGCCACTCGGCGTTAAGATCTAGGTAGGCGTCGGCCAGTTCCTGTTCGAGGACAGCCGGGTCGTGCGTGTGGTCGTGTTCATCCTCGTGCAAGAGCTTGCGAACGGCCGTCGAGAGGTGTGAGGCATACTCGGTGAGCCGCCGGGCGCGGATGGCGGGGAACCGACTGCGGTGGTGCATCACGCCACACTCGCAGACGGCGCGTGACCGGGCGACGCCATCAACCGGTTCATGCGTCCAGTCACCGGCGACCGGATCACGTGGGCGTAGCACTTCCGCCTCGTGGGCGTCCTGTGTCTCTGGGCGGGGATAGGCCCGCCCGATGACAAAATCGGGGATGTCGGTCATGGTCGCCCCGTTGTCGTCGGGCGAGTCGGCGTAGACTTCCGACGAGCGCAGGCTGCGCCCCGGCGGGTAGACGGTCTTGAGTTTGCGAAAACAGTTCAAGCAGTAGCGATGGTCGTGTTCGAGCGTGTCCAGAATCCCGGTTGAGAGGGACGCTCCGTAGCAGGCGCTCGAACAGAACCCGGCACGGTACTCGTCTTGCGGGCGGTACTTCACCTCGCAGCGATTGCAGTCGTAGCATGGCTGACTGTGGGTGGCTGTGGTGGACATAGGTGGTACTGGACTGCGCGCGGACTGGCACGGGCGCTGTAGACGTGGATAGGTGAGGTGTGTGGACTGTTCGCCCTGACGAGGTGTACGGCGGCACGTCTCACCGTGGTGAGGCACAGGAGACACGACATGCTATCCGGCCACGCGCTCTTAACGCGTGGCATGTACATAGAGGGCCGACGCACGGGACCACTCGCCGTCGGGCTTGCCACAACATACAACCCCAACGCCCCAAATACGTTCTGTCTGCGCGACTTTCTTGCACAACGGGAACCGCGTGGAAATGAATCAGATCGACACGGGGCGGTAACTCCGGTGCTGGCGGGGGAACGGACACCACTGTTCGTTTAACTGGCCGTCCGCCGCGAGACTGCGGAGTCGTCCGCGGGCCGTCGACGCCGGGACGTTCAGGTCGGTCGCCACCGCCTTTGCCGTGACGCCGCCACAGGTGTCGGTCGTCCCGGTGGTGTGCAGGCGACCGACTGCATCCAGGTACGTCTCGTCAGTGTGACTCACCGCCATCACCCCTCGGATAGTCAGTGCCCGTGTCTACTGAACGGTCGTTTCGCGTCCGACGGAGTGAACGAAAGTCTACTCGTCGATCTTGTCGCGGGCCTTGGCGACGTTCTCGCTGATCGACTGTTGATTGACGTCTCGGCGAACCGCCCAGCGATTCTGCGAGAAGGGGCCGACTTCGGTCATCAGGTAGTCGCCCGCCTCGGGCCATGTGAGTCCGTCGTCGATGAGTTCGGCCAAGTCTTGCGCGGAGAGTTCGTCGAGCGCGTCTGGATACCGCCGATGCAGATGCGTGCCACCACAGCGCGGGCACTCCATCATAAGGTCTAGTTCCTCCGAGTCCGACGACTCGGCGTTCGTGTCTCCGCAGAAGGGGCAAACGTACTCGGCCATCGTTAGGCCCCAACCTCCGGCGCAGCGACCTCCCGACCATTTCCGAATAGGTCGATAACCAAGATGGCTTTGCTGTTGTCGTCGCCCCAGTGCTTCGTGACCGTGGCGACGCCGTCGCTGTCGACATCCAGGCGGACATCGGGCGACCGGCTGATGTGGTCGGGCATGTCAACGACGACCTCGCCTTCCTGCAGGTTGATGTACGAATCTGCCGCGCGGGGGATTGCATGACCCGTCCCGACATCCAGGTAGAGGCGGTCGTGGCCGTATTTCTGCCAGCGGTCGACTTCGACGCTACCATCAGATTCGACCACGGTCGGTTCGTCAACGAGGTGGGTGATGTCGGACATTGTGTCTTCCTCCTACATGCACAACTTGTACCCCCTACACCATAAAGGTATCGGTACAGCCTGTACCCGACAACTGGGGTGAATCGTTCGGTACCGTCCTCAGACATCCCGATCCGCCTCCATCTGGTCGGCTCCCGCACGTACTGAACGCGGGTCTTCGCTATTTGCTGATGTGGTGTTTGTAAACTGATAGCCACAGGTTTCGCAGACGTTGACTGGGGGATCAGTCAGTCCTGGCGTCCAGTGCGGTCGCACGGCTTCACCACAGACCGGACAGGTCATCTCGGGGGTACACCCATGCTCGCGGACGCGCTTTGTGGTGTGGATTAGGTCGCCACAGATCGTACACCGATGTACACCTGCGGAAATGTCGCTCCGGTCGGGCAAGTACTCGTAATGGTCGGCTACACCGTTCGCTTTTCGCGGCCCTTCGGACGGCCAAGGGACACTCATGCGACGACGACCTCACGAGTATCGGGTGTGGCGTACTGGGCTGCCAGGTGTTCAGGGAGTCGCCTGAGGACGTACAACCGCACTCGGAGCTTCGACATTGCGACCGCCTCGCCGACGAGATCGACGCCGTAGATGTTCCGTTCTGCCGTCCGTTTCGCAATCCGCCAGTCCTGCACGTCGTTGCCGAGTCGGTGGTGGCAGGCCAGTTGTATTCGGACGAGCTCATCGAGTGCACCGATGAGAAAGTGCCCGCTCCCACAGGCTGGGTCGCAGACCGACAGGTCGCGGATCGATTCGAGCGCGTTGGCGATCGCTGCGTCCGATGCCGTTTGCAGCCACTCGTCAACGGTGTCGGCATCCGACGCGCCAATCTCGTCGAGAATCTTCAGGTGTACTGTCCGCTCGACCATGAACGCAACCATCTCCTCGGGTGTGTAGTACGACCCCGTCTCTCCGTAGAGTTTGTTCACGACTTTCTCCAAGCCCTGCCCGATGAGATGGGAATCGTACTCGGTATCGAACCCGAGATTGAGCGCATGAAGTTCTTCGCCAGCTTCCGTGGTCGGCTGGATGGTGTCGCCGGTGACCGAGGCTGCGAACCGCCGCTGGAGGTATGCGTTCGCGGCTTCGATGCCCGCCTGCACAGACTCTGCACACCGGATCGCAGCGAGATATGTGTTGGCAAACGTTTCAACTCGTCCGCTATCGTCAGTGGGTTGGTCTGTCATTGTGAGTGTGGTTTGTGTGGGATATTGCTGGGGATCGTTGCACTGCCAAGTGGTGAGAGACCGACCTCTGCTGGCCGGACCACCGACAAGTCTGGGACAGGCTGGCTAGGACCGAGTACTGTCCCGTCTGCTTCACGGCGGCAGGACAGGCTACAAAACCGGGCGTCGGCATGGCACTCGAACGTCTCGAACTCGGTGTTGCACCACTCACAGGTGCGTTCGACGCGGCGCTCGCGGGCGGCGTCTTTACACTCATGGGAGCAGTAGCGCGCTTCATCGGCGTGTGATGCCTTCCGGGTGAACGCGTCGCCACACCGGAGACATTCGAGCGTCGCCTGTCCAGCGCCGTCGTGAAGGTCCGTCGCGTGCCGCCGAACACCGCCGATCGTCGGCCCGTGGAACTCACAGCCGTCGATTGGGCAGGCGTACTGAACCTCGGCGACTGGTTCTGGTTCTGGCGGTGGTGCGACGATCTCCGGCTCGGCAGGAGCACACCCGGCGCGACATCGGCACTCGTTCGAACAGTACGCTGCCGTGTCGGCCCGTGACCGTTTCACGGTGAACGTATCGCCACACTGCTGGCAGGCGAGTGTTGCCCTGTTGCGATCGCTCCCGTGACCCCGCGAGAGGTGTAGCCGACAGCCGCGTTCGGTACCCGATCGGGTGGTACAGCCGTCGGCCGGGCATTCGTATTTGAGCACGGCGGCAGGTTGCGGATCTATCGGTTCAGCGATGACCCGTTGTTGAGGCGTGTCGAAGGACGGCCACGCCATTAACGATCACCCAGGCCTCCGAACATTACGGATCGCCTCCGTTGTGGTCGCTTCCCGTGTGTACCGACCGCTCGTAATCCGGTTCCTCCTCGCAAAATCGTTCAACGAGCCGGCGGTCGGTGTCCTTGTCCTCTTCCGGTAGTCCATCGTAAGGAACCCAGAGGTTTCGCCACCGCTGTAGCCGCTGCTCGCTGATATCCTCTTCGTCGGCGATGTGCTGGCTCCAGTGAGTCCACAGTCGGTGAGCCAGCGCATCGAGGGGTCTGTCGTACTGCTCTATCTGCTCAGTGCCGTCCTCAGACATTGCGACTCACCTCACAGTTAAGCAGTTCATTTTCACATACCCAGATGCGGTTCGTTTGTGAGCAGCCGTCACAAATAGCTACGACAGCTGACTCATCGCCGTCCTGCTGCCGAAATTCAACGCAGTAGTCTGCCGGCTCGTCACAGTTTTCGTAGCTACACTCTTCGTCGTTGACGCACTCAGTAGCCGCGACTGGCTCGGGACGGCCGTAGGCGAGATGTCGCTTAGGGTCAATTCCGTTTGCGGGTTGATCGGTCATGCGTCGTCACCTCTGGCTTCATTGTCGACGTCGGTGATCCACAGCGGGTCGCCCAGCACCTCGCTTGGGTCGTGATCACGCATCTGTTCGGGCACGTCGGTGAACGGGATGCGTTCGACGGCGCTGGTGAGGCCCGCATCTAGCATCGTATCGATGAACCGCGGCGGGGCCTCTTTAACGACATAGTGCGGGCGGTGTTTCGACGGCCGGGGCGGCCCGTCGGGGTAGTACAGTTCTTGGCGTTCGCAGTAGTACGCGCCGTCTTCGTGCCACCAGAGCCACAGCGGCGCATCGACCGTTGCCGACTCGGCGGGAGCAAAGCGTAAGGCGTACTTCATGTGTCACCATTGCGCGAGAGATCCTCGGGCGGGGCGAAACACTGGCCGCACGCAAACGCGTTGCGGGGCTTGGGAACGCCCGGCCCGGTGGTGCCATCGTAGACGAACAGCCACTCGGCGGGGTTGTCACAGCGGGTAGGCGTCTCGGCGTTACCGATCCACATCTGACACCGCCGGGCGTCCGGTGCTTCGACCGCGTCCAGCACCGTTGGTTCGGGAGACTCGTCACTCATGAGCTAGATCCTCGAACGAGTCCGTGCTGAGATTCCGGACGACGAACGTGACCAGCGAGTCAGCGCTGTACTCGCGCAGGTCGATCCGGGCGAGGGGCCGGATGTCGACATCACAGTCGCACTTGCCGTCGGCGTCGGCACAGTCATACTCGGTGGCGTGGGTCGCCGGCTGGTCCGACCAGGCCGCACACCGCAGTTCGATTTGGGGGTGGCCGTCGATGTGGCCCTTCGACGTGACTTCGCGGAGGTCAAGGCCGTCCGCATCGTTGACGATGGCGCAGGCAATCTCGTCGGCGAGTTCGGTGGTGAGTGCGTCGATGAGTGTCTTGACGGTCGGGCGCAGGACATCGGTCGTGACCGCTTCGGACGATTCGGGCTGGCTGTTTGTATCGGGCGTCATGTGCTTGGGTCGTGATCGGATGGGCGTCGTCAGTTCGCGGGCGGTGCAACAGTGCGATGTGCGATGGGGCGGGGGCTTGCCGCGCGTCCAGCCGATCATGTGTCGTCGTCACCCCCGTCGCAGGCAGTGCCTGCCTCTATAGAACGGGCGAGACGGAGGCAATCGCCCCGAAAACACTCTGAGCAAACACCCCAACCCGCTACTTGCTCTCCATCCCCACATCTGTTGCAGCGGTCGGCCCCATCTGTGGATTGCTCGGTCACGCGCCCCCACTCCCGAGATCGGGTTCGTTCGTCACGCGGTCGTGGCAGACCAGACAGAGCCAGTCGCCGTCGGCCTCCTGTAACGGTTCCATCGCGGGCGAGCGCCCACACCGCTCGCAGTTGTCGACCGGCGCGTGGCCTGTCAGGTCGACGCTCTCGCTGTCGTCGACGTCACTCGACATCGGCATCACCCCCAAACGACGACAGCGTAGCCGTCCGCCGTTCGCGCGTCCAGCGCCGCGCCTCGCACTCGTCACAGTCGTAGACGGCCGTCTGGTGCTGTTCGTCCAGCCGGTCGATGCCCGTCTCCCACGCGAGCGTGTCAACACGGACCCACTCGTGGGCGTCGGCATCACTCGGCATCGGCATCACCTCCGGCGTACTGGGCTGCAGTGAGTGTCAACTGCGCACTGTCGGTCTGTTCGGTAGGGGCACCGCACTTGGCGCACTCGGGTGTCCCGTCGCGGATCTTGAAGTACGTACTGCCGCACTCGCAGCGCTCGCCGTCTGTGTTCGTCAGATCCTCTGTGAAGCGGTCCGTCACCCAGATTGCACCGCCGAGGCGATGCTCGGGCGGGTAGAACCTGATCCGGCAGTCGTGCTTGGCAATCTCGTAGACCAGTTCCGGCGAGAGCAACCGGACGTCGTCGGACTGGTGCCACAGCGGTTCAAGCACGACCACGTAGACCGGGCGGGTCGCGCCCTCGCCGTCGCCAATGGTGCCGCTCTGCTCGACGTACGCCGGGCGGTAGCACGACCGATCGGGCTTGAGGAACTCGCCGGTGTACGTGACGTCGGCGTCCGCTACCGGCGAGTATGTCATGCGTGACGTGCTGTACTCGCTGGTGTCCTCGGGGTCGACGACGTCCGGGCAGCCGTTGATCGAATCGCGCACGGCAGCAGCCTTGTCGCTATTCATTGCTCACACCTCTCAGGGTGGTCGCAGACGCCGAGGGCGACGATCAGTTGCGCGAGGCCGGTCTTGTGGATCGACTGCGCGCCGATCTCGTCGTCGGGGATGTCCGCGAGGTCGCCGACCAGTTCGAGCAGGCCGTCCCGATCCATCACCGACGCGAGGTAGTTCACCTGCGCGTCGGGCGGCCAGTCGACCCACTCGTCGGGGAGGTCGACATCGCGGTAGGTCTGGGGGCGAGGCATCAATACCACCCCCCAGCATCGCCAAACGCGTGGCTGCAGTCAGAACACCGGAACGGGTCCCCTGTGACCGGGACTTTCGTGATCTCAGTCGACCCACAGCGCGGGCAAGGCGGCCGTTCGCCGTTCTCACGGGCGGAGTGGTAGGCGTCCCAATCGACGTCCGCACGTTTCACTGTCCGAGTACACCCATCTTCACCGCAGACGTGGGCGCGGGCGCGGCCGCCGTGTTGCCGCCCACCACTGGCGACGCGGCCATGATCCGGACAGATCCACTTCCCGCCCTCGTCGGACGTGTCACTCACACCGACCACCTGTGCGAACAGTCGTCGCACTCGACCACCTGCGCCCTCCCCCACACCTCGCGTCGGTCGACCGCCCGGATCACGAGGGAGGTGGCTTTGCTCTCACACTCGGGGCACTGATCGTTACGACAGTGTGAGGAGAACCCCCCGTGCTTTAGCGCGGGGCGGATGTCAATCACGGGCACGCACCTCCCGATTGTACTCGTGCAGCGCAGCGTTGAACACCGTGAACAGCCGTTCCCATGCCGGCAGTCGTTGCGGCCCCGACAGTCGGCCGGTGGCAACCGACGACCACTTGCGGAGCGAGTTGTGGTCGGCGTCGATGTGGCAGCGCTGGAACCCCACCGACGGGGCGCCGTCCGCCCGCTCGCTGTGTTCGATCTTCGCCAGCCAGACGACGCCGTCGGCCTCCTGTGCCGCCCGGCAGACCACGCGGTGGCGTTTGTCCTCGGTCACAGCCACCGGCGTCTCAGTGGCTTTCGCACGGTCGGTCAGGTCCTCGTGGACCACTGGGTAGTTCGGTCGATCTGGTGGTGTCTCTGTCATGGTATCACTCCCCCGAGTGGATGCTGGCCCGCTCAATCACGCGCGCGGCCGCGCGCGCCTTGTCTTTCCATCCATAGCCCTCTTCGAAGACATGCTTTTTGGTTGTGAGCAGGGCCTCCGGCGACGATTCATCGAACCCGCCGCGTTCCCACGTCCCGCTGTCGTGCAACCAGTCCAGCATCGCCTCGCGCGTCGTCTCCCAGTCCAAACCCACCATCTCGTAGTAGCTGATTAGTGCGAACACGCTGTTGTCGTGGGCACCTGGTACGCTCCCCTGTTCGTAGATCGTCCGCAGGGCGTCGTGGGACGGCACCAGCAACCGCTCTTCGCGTTCCTCAGCCTCCAGCAGCGCGTACGTGCCGTCGTCGCGCTCGTCGACACGATACTCGCGTTCAAGCGCGTCCAGCGCGGCGTCGTGCAGCGGCATCCACGGCCTGCCCAGCGTCTCACGCAGGGCGTCCCGGTCACGCGCCCCGGCGTCAAGAATGGCTGCGATGCCGACGTACGCCTGCTGGATGGCCTCGCGGTCGTGGGCGGCGAACCGGCAGCGCGGTGCGTGGAACACCGTGGCCGACCGGCAGGCCGGACAGGGGTAGGTGAACCCGTCCAGCGCGCCGGCGGCCACAGTCGGCGGATCCGGCGGGGCCAGTTTACCGTTGATCACGGCCATCTCGTCGGCCAGTGCCGCGGCCAGCGCCTCCGGCACGTCGACGGGCAGTCCCCCGGCCACCCGGCGTTCGATGGCGCGCTCAACGAGGTGGGCCACCTCGTCGGCGTCGGCCAGCACCACCCAGCCATCGGCGACCGGGCGTTCGACCAGCGCCCAGTCGGGAGCATCTGGCGCGAGATCCAGATACGCACCGACCGCGACGCGGGGCGTCTCGCCCGTCCGGTCGATGCTCTCGCTGAGATCTAGCGCCGGCAGTACGTCGTCGATTGTGGTTCGGGCCGTCGACGACAGCGACGTTTCCGCGGCAGCCTGTAACCGGTCAGTGGCCGTGGCGGCCTCAGCGCGGGGGTGGCGCTCTCGCAGCGCGGGTTCGTCCGCGAGTGAGACGAGGATGCGCGCGATGGGATACGACAGCAGTTCGACGCAAGCGTCGCGGACGGGTGTGCCGGTGGTGCCCTCGTCAATCACCGCCTGGACGCGCTGGCTAGCGCGGTCGACCGCGGCGTGCCCCCCGGCGATGATCTCGCCAACGTCGATGTCCATCGCGGCGACCGTCTCGCGGGCACCCGGCAGATAGGGATGCTTGGCGTAGCGCCAGTCGACGCTGGCGTCAGGCATCGTCCTCACCCCCGCTGTAGTCAGTGGCGGTGTCTAACCACCGGTCATTTCCGCCGTCCGTCGCTTCAAACAAAGTGCTCTGCTGGCCGAGAAACTCCGGCTCCTCTTCTGGATCGAAGTTCATCGACAAGTGTTCGGCCTCCTCTTGTCGCTCTTCGGAATTGGCGTTTGGAAGCGAGTACCGAGCCGTGAACTGGCAGGTCGTCGTCGCGATCTCCACCAACCCGTCGGGGAGGTTGCCCGACGAGACGATCCAGTAGCCGTCACGATCGCGAAGCGCGTCGACGAACGCCTCGAAATCGAAGCTGTCGGCGGCCGGATAGTACCGCTCACCCACGTCGACGTACGGCGGATCGATGTAGAACAGCGTCTCCTCGTGGTCGTAGCGGTCCAGCACCGTCCGGTAATCCTCGTTCGCAATCGTGACCTCTTGGAAGCGGTCGACGATTGCCGTGAGGTTGTCGACATTGCCCCGAAACGATCGCGCCTCATTTCGCTTTCTGGCTCGCTTGAAGCCGGCGCGTCGACCAGCCGAGCCACCGTAGGTCGTACAGCGGAGGAACAGCCAGCGACCGGCGCGCTCGACATCGTCTTCGGGTCGGTGATCGTCGAAGTATTCGTCCTGCCACTGTTCGTGCAAGCTTTCGCTGTAGGGGACCGTCCGAAGCCACTCCTGTAACTCTTCGCGCTGCTCACGAAGAGTGCGGAAGAAGTGGACCACATCGTCGTCAAGGTCGTTGAACACTTCGACGTAGCTCTTGGGCTTGTTCAGCAGCAGCGCCGCGGATCCGCCGAACGGCTCAACGTAGCGACGGTGCTGAGGGAAGAACGGCAGGATCTGGCTGATGTAGTGGGTTTTCCCACCGGGCCAGGGAAATGCAGAGAGTGCCATCTACCGCACACCTCCTGAGAAGGACACAGCGTGTGTTTCATCGGCCCTGTCGCCAAAACGAGGTCGAGTCTCGTGGATCGAGGCAACAGCGCGCGTGATCTTTTTATTGTTCTCTTGAGGGAGATTCGACGCTCGCTTGTCCCGCTCTAACGACCAGCCACAGACGCACTCGGCTCGGTACGTTCCGCTCGTAGACTGCTCACTCGTCATTGTCGCTCACCTCCTCGGTGCCGCCGTCAGTCGCCGCCGGTGGCGGGTCGTCCGTATAGCTGCACAGCGTCGGGTCGTCACCTTCCAGTAGGCGTTCGCACAGTGCCTGCGCGAGATTCACGGGCACCGCGTTGCCGATCTGCTCGGTCGTCTCGGTTTGGGTGCCGCAGAACTCGTAGTCCGATGGGAACCCCATCGCCGCCGCCAGTTCGCGGGGTTGTAACATCCGGTACCGAATGTTGATCCCCAGGGGGTAGCACTCGGGCACGACCAACGCGAACCGATCTTTCGTCGTCACCGTCGGCAGTGGCTCCGTGAGTGGTTGGGCCTGTCCGTTGCCGTAATATTCGATCAGGTACGGCTGCGAGGTGGCGAACACCCCACCCTTCGCCGTCGTGATCGTCGGTAGCGGGGCATCCTCGTCGAGTAGCTTGCCGCCGTGCGAGAACTGCATGAGCGTCGGGCGCACGACGTGACCGTCAGTGTTCTTGGCCGTCACCGTGTGCAGTGGGCGAGCGGCCGGATCGTAGGCCGGGTTGCTGTGCAGGCCGCGGTGGTAGCCGTTGCGCGGCAGTACGAACGGCTGCGGTGTGATCTTGCTAATCGCCCCGCGGGTGGCGATGGTCGGCACCGGGTCCTGATCGACGCGCAGGGGCAGCGCGTTCGACTGCTGGCCCAGCAGGTACGGCACGCACAGGCCGAACTTCTGACCATTGGCCGTAATCGTGTCAACCGGTGCGTCGAGCGGCCGCGCCGTCGACGTCCCGTAGTACTTGACGAGATGTGGTGCGACCGGCTGACCGACCGCGGCCTCGGCGCGCACGAAGAACGGACTGTCAAGCGCCTCAGCGGCGAAATGGGCCTTCGACGCTGGCACCACCCGCTCCTGCAGGGCTTCGACGTCGTCCTTGCCGAGACTGCCGACCACGTCGGCGACCCGTTCGAGGCGGTCACTGCCGTGGCGGCGGATGCCCTCGGCGATGCGCTGCATTGTGTTGTTCACCAGCGGTCGCGAGCGCGTCCAGATACTCTTCCCGGGGGCCGACCAGTCGATGATCTCGGCGGCCGGCCGCCACGGGCGGGTGCCCGGCTGGTCGCCGGCCTCGCTGTGGGAGGGATCAGGGAACTCCGGGCGGTGCTGGCGTCGCCCGACGATGAACAGGCGTTCGCGTGACGTGGCGTCGCCGTAGTCGGCGGCGTTCAGCACCTGCCAGTCAACCGAGTAGCCCAGCGAGTGAATCGCGTTGATCCACGCCTCGAACGTCTCGCCCTTCTTGGACTGCATAGGCGTGCCGTCCGCGCCGACAGGACCCCAATCGATAAATTCAGGAACATTTTCGATCAGGAAATTGTCAACGTACAACTTCTGCAGCCACTCCAAGACGTGCCACGGACTCGCGCGCTTCTGTTCGTTGACCGGGCGCCCGCCACGCGCCGTACTGAAGTGAGTACACTCCGGGGCAGCCGTCAGGATGCCGACGCGCTCGCCGGGATACACCTCGCGGGGGTCCAGTTCTTCGACCTTGGCGTTGTAGTGGTCCGCCCACGGGTGATTCTGTTTGTGCGTCTCTATGGCGGTCCCCCAGTGGTTGACCGCCGCGAGTTCGACGTCCCGATCTAGCTGTTCACAGGCCAGTGCGAGGCCCGCCGAGAGGCCGCCCGCCCCGCAGAACAGGTCAACCGCCCGCACCGTGTCGTCCGGGCGTCGCCGGTTAGACATCATCCTCACCCGCGATGTAGTCAGTACCCGTGTCTACATACCGCCCGTTTCCGCCGTCGGTGGCTGTAACTAAGGTTGTCTGTTCAGTGTCATCCAGCATCGAGACAGACCCGATCTCCTTGGCTCGGGGCTGATCGTCTATGGGCGAGGTCTGCGAATACCCAAGATAGAGATCACCGTCAACATCAGCAACAGTCCATTGAGCGCCGGAATCATCGTAGGCGTTGAGGATGACTGCCCCCACAAACGGGCCGTCGGAATGGACCTGGAGCGTCTCTTCATGACAGTCAACGGTAAATAGGTCCCCTTTCTCCAGCTTGTCGAGAGTGGACCGACACATCCCGCTCGTAGACTGCTCACTCATCGCTACCACACTCCGTGTCCGAGTTAACTCTGCGTTCTTTCGACAGCAGAATTTCCCTCACCTTCTCAATTCCTGCTCTGGATGGGTTATCAAGAATCTCCCATTGGACCTCATTAGTGATGCTTCCAGACCCTTGCTCAAACATGGCTGCACAGGGCACGCAAGCAGCAACCCCTTCATCTTCCCACGAAGAAGCTGATAGTTCGTCGTCGCTCCATTTGATCGGACGCGTCCCTCTGACTTGCACGACCGCCTCACGGTAGCAAGCGGGTGTGTCGCACCGCTCACTCAT